TCGCTATCAAATGATGTGGGATCAAAAGGATTGTGTTGAATACTTAAAGACTTCAGCAGTGTTGGCAGTATACATTGACCAAAGTTTAAGTACAAACACATTCTATAATCCTGCATACTTTGCTGAGGGTAAAGTACCCGGTACATTGATTGCTAAGAATTTGATGCTTGCATATAAATGGGGTATCAAAACTATCTATTATAGTTTGATTAACAAAGTAGGTAGCAAGGCAGCATTGCAAGAAGATAATATCATCCCGTTTGTTAAGCAAGATATCATTGAGGACGAAGAATATTGTGAAAGTTGTGTGCTGTGATAACATTTCCGTTTGAATTAACCGATGATGAAAAGTTATCTATGCTATTCACATATTACAAGATTGATCCTATCAAAGTAGACGATGAAGATAAGCCCATGATAGTCATGGCATTAACAAGAGAAGACGTAGCCACCGTTAGAATAGATGAAGAAGGTGGATTAGTAATAGAATATAACGAGGAAATATAAAATGATTTATGCAAGTATATGTTTGTTAGTGGTAATTGTTGTTTTAGTATCTAGAGATATTTTCAAAAAGAAAGATACGGATGAGTAAAGAACAATATGATTTAAGTAAGCAGACTAACTATCTAAAACGAACCATGTTTTTAGATCCAGAAGGTCCTGTAACAGTACAACGTTTTGAAGAAGTTAAGTATCCAAGACTAGCTAAGTATGAAGAAACAGCACGTGGCTTCTTTTGGGTTCCAGAAGAAATATCTTTAACTAAAGATAAGATTGACCACAAGGATAGTAGTGATGCAATCAAACATATCTTTACTAGTAATTTGCTACGTCAAACTGCGCTTGATAGTATTCAAGGTCGTGCGCCAAGTCAAGTATTCAGTCCAGTAATTAGTATTCCAGAATTAGAAGCATTAGTAAGTAACTGGAGTTTCTTTGAGACTAATATTCATAGTAAGAGTTACAGTCACATTATTCGGAATGTTTACGGTGTACCCAAAGAAGAATTCAACAAAATACACGATACAAAAGAAATTGTAGAAATGTCTAGCAGTGTTGGTAATTACTATGACAAACTACATGAACTAAATTGTTTCAAGGAAGCTAGTCCAGGGACAGTCAGTGAAGAAGCACACATCAAAGCAATTTGGATGGCATTGAATGCTAGTTATGCATTAGAAGCATTACGATTTATGGTTAGTTTTGCAACAAGTCTTGCTATGGTAGAGAACAAAATTTACATTGGTAACGGAAACATTATCAGTTTAATATTGCAAGATGAGTTACTACACGCAGAATGGACAGCATGGTTAATTAACAACGTAGTCAAAGATGACCCAAGATTTGTTATAGCAAAACAACAATGTGAACGTGAAGTATATGAATTGTATATGGATGTTATCCGTGAAGAAAAAGAATGGGCAACATATCTATTCAGTAAGGGAGTTGTTATTGGATTAAATGCTGAGATACTATCGGACTTTGTAGATTATACAGCTTTTAATCGTCTGAAAGATATTGGCATTAAATATAATGAGAATCACCCAAAGCATAGTCCTATTCCGTGGTTCAATAAGCACGTGAACATCAACAAAAAACAATCAGCACTACAAGAAACAGAAAGTACCAACTATGTAATTGGCGTTATGAGTGATGTAGTAGAATATGAGGAGTTACCAATACTATGATAGAAAAAGATATTAGAAAACAATTAAACATCATTAATGAAGCTATGCAAATTAATGAAGATCCTGTCACACAGTTTGCTAGTTTAGCACATGAAGAATGGCGTAAGAATTATGACCCATCTGGCACAAAGCCTAGGATCAAAAAAAATAGTGACGGAACTGAAGGTGACATCAATCAATCTTTTAAGAAAATTCATCCAGATTGGCAAAAAGAAAATTTAGCCGCAGGGCAAGCGGCACTAGAAGCAGTCAAAAGATTCCCTGATGATGAGGAGAGTGCCGCTGAGTATATTCATATTCAATGGATGAGACGTAATCCGAAGGCAGATTATAATGCCGCACAACACGTACCATACGACCAACTTTCGGAAGAAGAAAAAGAAAAAGATAGGGTACACGTAAGAACAATGAAAAAAATATTAGGACAACAATAATGAAAGCAATAGTGTGGAGTAAGTATCAATGTACATTTTGCGACCAAGCAAAAGCATTATTAGAGAGTAAGGGTATATCTTATGAAGAACGTAAAATTGGTGATGGATATACACGTGAAGAATTATTAGAAGCAGTTCCAACTGCTCGTACAGTACCGCAGATTTTCTTAGATGATGAATATGTGGGTGGGTTCAATGAACTCAGAACAAAATTAACAGAAAGTATATAATGGAAGTTGGAAAAACATATACAATTAAATTGAATTCAGGTGAAGAATTAATTGCTAAAGTAACAGGAGTACATCTTGGTCAGGGATGTGTTGTAGTAACGAATCCAGTTAGTATTGCTCCCGGACAACAAGGAATGCAAATGATTCCAAGTATGTTCACGGCAGATATTGACAAAGAAATAAGAATAAATACTAGTAGTATTGCTCTTTATGCTTATACCGAAGAAAGTATTTCAGACAAGTATTTAGAAGCAACAACGGGTATTAAAGTACCCGAAAAGAAAATTATTTTAGGATAGTAATGCCAGCATTAAGTCGTAAGGGTGATACGGATCAACCAGGTGGTGCAATAATGAGGGGAGCAGGCACTGTGTTTGCCAACGGTATACCTGTTGGTTTGCACGTTAGTCAGATTACTCCACATGCACCATGGGGAACTCCGCATCCTCCGCATGATGCTGCCACAACAACAGATGGTTCTCCTACTGTATTTGCAGAGGGATCACCTGTACTCAGAGTAGGATCAGGCAATAGTTGTGGGCACAGTATTGTGCAAGGTAGCCCTGATATATTTGTCCCATGAGTAGTCAAGGTAAACAAAGTCCCCTAGCAGTTAATGTCACTTGTGCTTTATTGCAAAATAATGGATTTAAAATTAGTGATAGCGTCAGTGCTTTTGCTGGTACCAGTACATCCGTTAGCAACTACTCTAAAGGTAGTATTGCGAATGAAACTGTATTAGGTACAGTAAGTGATGTAATTAGATTAGCCTTTCCTAAAATCGGTACTACTGTAACACAAACAACATACAATAACTTACTTGCAATGGGTTCATCTATTCCTGCGTTAAGTAATAGTAAACCAAGTTCACATTTTGCTACATACACAGGAGAGACTACAAGTTTTGGTTTCTTACGTCTGCTTGCACTGCAAGCAAACAATCAGTTCAAATTCAATAACGGTACGTATAGTGATTTCGTATCATCATTTAATATGTGTAATGGTTACAAAGCCATGCTCAATAAGCAGATTAATACTTTAGTCAATGGGAAAAGCTTCCTAGACGGAGTATATAGTAATATGGATGATTTAATTTCAGCAGATATTACAAATGTAAATTTAGCTACTGTGTACTGGGGGCAAGATTTAATTGCCACGGGTAGATGCATCAACTTAGCAAAAATAGATAAGTTTGGTACACCCTCAACTCTGTTATTATCTATGCGTAATAGCAATGGATTGACAAAAAGAGTAAATGAAGAATTGGTTAGTGCTGGGATAGAAGTCAGTGTCATCCTTCAAATATTAACAGGCACATACACCCCTACAACAAGTGAAGAATCAAAAATCTATACAGCATTTACTCAAATCACTGATGCAGATTTAAAAGATGTGTTGATTCCTTTAAATGTACAGACTAAGAATATTATGTCATTAGCAGATTTGTTAAACCCACTTAAATTATTTCCTAATAGTTATATAAGTTTAACAGTTCCGCAGTATAATACTACCGGTAGCCCAACAAACAGCAAAATATTTCATTTATTATATTCAAATAAAGGAATAAATGAAACGTTGAAAAAAATGAATTATGGTAAACGTTTGATTGGAATGATACCCGATCAAATTGCAATACCCTGTGATGCATTTAGTGTTGCAATGATGCAGATTAAAAATATAAAAAACATGAACATTGAGAAATTTTCTCAAGTTGTCAGAAATTTAGAATTAGCTACTACTAGTTTAACACAAGTTAATGGTACTGGAGGAACTCCTTCAGATAGTGCGGCAATGACAAGTGCATTGAATTCTATTGCAAAGGGTAGTGGTATTAATGGTACGTATAGAACAGTAGATTTTTTTGGTGCAATGAGTGGATTACCTTATACTAATATGAAACAGATAAGTGATTTGATTAAATCATTACAGTCAGGTGCATTGGGAACTATCTACAACAATATGAAATCGTTATTATCATCAGCGCCGGTGTCGCCGGCAACTACGTATGATGATGCCCTAGCCACACTTATAACTAGTGCCAATACAGAAATTACCAACATTTACAATTCTAATGTAGCAAATGCTACAAATTTAAATACTTTATGGTCAGCTATGGGATCACAGCTGGCTAGTGAAGTAACAGGGAGAGCATCCGCTCTTACAACAGGTGCAACAACAGGATTGACTGAAATAATGTCGTTTGTTGAAAGCATCTCAGGAATCGCAGTAGATACAGACCCGTACCAGTCAGCACCGGTCTTAGAAGCTATTTGTGATTTATCAACTAAAGGAGGAAATAATATAATAGCGTTAATGCGAGAAATTCGCAACGCAAAAAGGCTGGGATTAACTGGAGGTGTACTAGATAATGACATACCTGACACGCCCAACATCCCAATTGGAATAAGCACACCAGCGTCCGGTCCATTAAATGGATTAACAAAAATTACCGGAGCCTCAAACACGCCTGGTAGCTTCGGGGGTTCTCCCGAAACTAAACTTATCCCCGCAAATCTTGATATATTCAATATATCTCCAACAACTTTACCCGCAGTCATAACACCAAAACAAGCAGTTGACCAAGTCATTGCATGTAATTGTGATTGTTGGGATCAAATACTTGGATAATTAAAAAATTCAGTTTAAAAGTTGTCTTTAAAGTCAAATAGTGTTATAATGCACTAGATGGCAGAAAGGAAAATTATGAAACACCTACCAACAATATGTAAAACCATACTTGGTAATTTTAGATTGTTATTATTTGTCTGTTTGGGATTAGCCCCAATGGGCTATCTTAACATAACCACAGCAACAGCACAAGAGTTACAAAATAGAAAACTTCCTGCATATGCTATTGATATTAAACAAATCAAATGTATGGCAACAAATATCTTCTATGAGGCAAGAGGAGAGAGTGAAAGGGGTAAGGCAGCAGTCGGTCGAGTAGTTATGAACAGAGTAAGACACGGCTTTGCATCAAACCCATGTGCAGTTGTTTATCAGAAAACAACCAACAGTGACACTAAAGTAACATCGTGTCAATTCTCTTGGGTCTGTGAGGGTAAAACTAAACTCAACACCAAAGACCCAAAGTACAAAGAATCAGAACAGATAGCATATGAAGTATTGGCATTAAATCAACATAAAAATGTTATACCGTCATCTATTCTATTTTTTCATAATACAAGTGTGAAGCCGGATATTAATTACAAGACTAAAATCCAAATAGGCAATCATATTTTTTATGAATATAAAAAAAGAAATAAGTAATTAAAAGGAGAAAATTATGTTTGACATATTACTTTATGTTTTAGTCGGAGCTTTTGTGGGATGGCACTTCCCGCAACCATTTTGGGCTAAAGTGCTTGAAGAAAAAGTTCGGGACATGCTTACTAAGAAATGAAGATTGAGTGCGGTCCAAAACACGATATCAGAACATTAGATATTGAACTTCCCACTGACTATAGCCGAATAGGTGTTATGGTCAGTGGTGGTATAGACAGCACAATCCTTTATTATCTTATACTTTCTCTAACTAAAAATACAAACTACTATACACGATCCTTTTGCGTTAAACGCAAAGAGGGATCTGTGTACCACGCCAAACCTAGTGTAGAAGAAGTGGGTCGTTTACTCAACAGAGAAAATGACTTCCCTACATTTGTGGGTGACAATACACTACCCGAACTACAACAAGTAGAGTCTGGTATAAGAGATGCATACAGGTATGCAAGAATAGAAGTAATGTATGTTGGTGTGATAGCTAACCGCGATGAACATCTTATTGGATACGATAAGACAGTTGTCACTGAATCTGACCATATTAAATTCCCCTTTCAACACTTAGAAAAGTCTCATGTGGTTGATTTATATTATAGATTAGGATTAGAATATCTTCTCATGTATACTCATAGTTGCGACCATAACGAACACGTACATTGCTGGAATTGTAACGGTTGTAATGAACGTATATGGGCGTTTGAGCAATTAAATCAAAAGGACCCCAAACGAACATAAATATGTTATTATTAAGGAAATAACATGATTAAATTCGTATTAGGCAAAGCAACTTTTACACCACAACATTCATTGTCATACTTTGTGAACAGTGAAAAACTTTTAGGCATTAGTGAAACTATTGATCCTTTAGTATTTGAATACATTCAATCTTATATGGCTCTTTTAGAACGTGTAGGTGTACAAATTCCTAGTGCCGAAATAATAGCTGACGACCCTAATGATGTAGACGCATACGTAATCCTTCCATTTACGAACGAAAGTGATTATAATGATTTTCTTGTTTCACGTGAAATGGCAAAATTTATGAATGCACTAAACAATTTGTATCCTAAGATTGGTTGGGTATTTAATGGGTTTAAAGTTATCAATACATATGATGAACCATTAGTGAAAACTAGATATGAACTTGAAAAAATCTGGAACAGTAACTGATGAAATTCAGAAATGATTTTTGGATAGTATTTTTTCCATTTCATATTCTGGGCCTTATCGGTTTATTTTATTTTAATTATTGGTTTTTTATATTTTGGTTTTTTATATGTGTTATTGGAAATGGTGTCGGAGGACATCGTTACTTTGCACACAATCAATTTATAACATACTATCCAGTAAGAATTTTACTAGGTGTACTCACATCATTAGGTGGTATAGGACCTGCTATGCAATGGCGTATCCAACATCTTACGCATCATGCACGTGCAGACAAAGATAGTGATCCTCATAGTCCTAAACATAAATCTAAGTTTGAAGTATTCTATGGTTACTTGATTGTTGACCATAAGTTTAATTTTATAACTGATAGGTTCATGCGTAGGTTGTTAGTTGAAAGTATGCGTGATAAATTTTACAAATTCTTCAATGACCATCATTATAGAATCATCTATGCATTCTGTATTATCCTAGCACTAATTGATATTGATTTATTGTTTATGTATTGTTTAGCGTACTGTGTAGACTTCTTTAGAATGGGTGCAATTAACTATTGGTGCCATACTAGTGGATATAGAAATCATGCTACAAATGATTTTAGCACAAACAATATTTGGTTAGGCTATTTGGGTATGGGATTTGGTTGGCACAACAATCATCACGCACATCCAGGTAAATTGATTCTTACTGAACGTTGGTGGGAAATAGATATTGAAGGCTATATTGGATGGCTACTCTCAAAGGATAAATTTAATGATAACAGTATTAAAACCTGAACACCTAGAGTTGTTCATAGAATTAAAACGTGAAGTTCCGGGTTCATGGAAACTTGGTCAAGTATATGATGAGATAGTAAATCCTAAAGATTTTTATCTACACACGTTAATGCATGAGCAATATTATACTGTAGGTAATATTGAAAATGATAAACTAATTAGTATTGCCTCAATGATAGAATTTTCTAATACCCCGGCATGGTGTTTAATGTATTTGGGTGCTATAAATACAGGATTCAAAACTCTAACTGAAACCAAGACACATGAACTAATATCAGAATTGTTTGATGAATCATTGCGTAGAAAATTACCGTCAGGTATTTGTATGGTTCGTGCTAATTTTCCTACGTATAATTATAGTATGTTTAGAAAATGGCGTAAACTTGTACCACAGTTAGAATATTATAATTGCTATACTGAAACAATTATACCAGCAAACACAACACCTAAATACAGTTACCAAGATTGGTTAATGAGTTATAAGAAATGGCCTGTTGACCTTAAAATTGATAGTGCAATATTAAAACAAGAATATAGAGAACAATTCTTATTATGAAATTACTAGAAACAACAGTAGATAAAAACGGTGTAGAAATTCAAATATATTCAGGTGTAGTGGGTTATTCACCTGCATTTAGTTCATTACTACGTGCCTATGCTGATTTAGTAGACAGTAAATTAGCACCAGTGCATTTTGATTTTGATAACGAAGATTTCATGTTATGGGTACAATATACTGATGGTACAATATTGGGTGGTATGTGCTTTAACGTTCATAAAGATTGGAATCTAATAAATCTTAAAATGGGTTGGACTGAAAAAGAATATAGGAGTATGGGAATTAATACTCTGTGTCATAAATGGCTTGCAGAAGAAACAAAGAATAGAAATTTAAAAGGAATTACAAGCGTAGTACATATTAATAATGAAACAAGATTACGGTCTGCCGCCAAAGTAGACTTGCACCCTATGTTTTATATTATGTACAAGAAAGTCATTTAATTTATTTATAAGTTATAACAATTGAATTGTTAATTCTATCCCAAGTTTTTTCTGCCTCAAATAAACTATCCCCGATTATAATACAAAAATATGAGTTTGATGCAACATCAAAATCATTCTTAATTTCACTAATTGTATCTGAAATTTTAGGAAGACGTAGTTCTTTTATATTTACGTCATTGATATATTCTATGGAATTAACTATTCCTGGTTCAAAGCAAAAATGTCGATGAATAACACTTTTTTGTTTTTTTACAGTAAAATCTACCCTATTTAAAACTTTATTGGCTATGTTATAACAATAATCTGCATTACCCATATAATGCATTAAAAGATAAATTGAAAAAGAAACTCTAGGACTAAAATCAATAAAATAATATTGTTCATCTTTATCGACTATTAAATCTAGCATAAAGGGTGTATCATCTAATTCTATATGGTTTATAAATTTTTCAACATCTCTTTTAACTGAATGCTCTATAAAATCTGCCGACGATGGGAAAGTGTATCCTATTTCAGCACAATATGGAGGTTTTGATGTTTCAATATTCAATATTAAATCAATAGAAACTTTTCCATTAACTACGTTCCCTATAACTTCTACTGTGGTCCCTAAAATATATTCTTGTAAAATATAGGGCTGGTACTTTTTATTGTCTGGGTTGGATAAAAAATTTGATAATTCTTCAGAATCATAGCAAATTTTAATCCCCTCACCGGCTGAACCGAATGACGGTTTGCATATCATTGGAAACTCTACGTGGTCTATGTCTTGATATATTTTTGGTACAGAAATATTAAGTTTTTTTAAAATTTCTCCATATACACTTTTTCCCAGTATGCTTTTTAAAGGTTTTGATTTAAGCCCTTTTAATTTATAATATTCATTTGCATAAGCTAACGCAGGTAAGTCAGAATCCATCCAGCATGGAAAAATATAATCATATTTTGTTTCATGTAAAACTTTTTTATAAAGAGTTAGAATATTTTCTTTGTCCTCTTCTGTTTGTTCATTCCAATAAGGACCATTGTATGTAAATTTGTTTTTACCGTTGCTCACAAATTCTGATTTATCAAAATATCTACATACATCAACTATATCATATGTAATGTTATTATTTTTGAAAGAGTCAATATGATATTTCCAAAGAAAATTCCAAAATATTAATATGTTTTGCCTCATAAATTACCTTTGGGATAATATCCCGGGTTTACCCCGATCGATACTATTCCGTTACTTAGTTTCTTAACAGCATCATGGTACTGGTGATCCGAAGTACCCCAATACATGGGTTGCCAGCTTGTGATTGTCTGACAATCCTCATGTCTAAAAATCTCACTACGAAATATCATTTCGTAACCGGTTCGCTTAGTACGTTGCACTAAATTAAAATTATTCCCATTGTTGAACACATGCACTTTACTACTGTTAGTGCCTAACTTACCAGGGAATCCGTGATTAGCAAGTTTCTCAATAGTTGGATCAACTAAGAATGATAACATCAATTCAGGTGTATAGCTAAGAAAGAACGGTGTACCATACAAGTTATAATCTTTCCAGTATCTGAATTGTGTGTGTATCAATTCTTCCTCATCTAAGTACCACTTGTTGTCTTTGTCATGTAGCTTTAAATGAGGTGGATCGTTACCAGTCATTACAGTACCATTTAATTGACTAGCTAACCACATACTTGCCGGTAATCCAATTGCAGAACAGTTGATATGTTTTGCAATATCCATCATTTTACCTGACTTAACAAAATTATCAAAATCTAAATCAAACACAATGGGCTCAATGTTCTTATTTTTACAAAACTCATATGCATACTTTGATTCGTGAGTATTGTAACTGATACCATCATCCGTATTGAGATTCATAATGACGGGTTGAATGTTCATACCCATGTGTAAGAATACACTGAGTACAAACTCACTGTCTAACCCACCACTGTATGTAACATAGAGTTGACCTTGCTTTTGTGCCCATATCATTTCAGCAGCTATACACGCCTCTTCAAAATATGTTTTAACGGGTCTTGTTGCCGGGTCAATCTCCACTTGCCAGGTGTCACCTGCACCTGAACTACGCATATAATTGTTGTGTAAAAAGTTCATTTTCTTTGTTGTAACCAATATCTATAATGTTTTTTTGCTTCTTCTAAGAAGGCTGTGTTAGGAAACTTAGTCATTTGTGTTGCCTGATTTTTATCTTGACTCCAAGCAGTCTCCCACATCACACTATTTTGTTCATATGATTTGAAAGTTGTATCTCTGTTGTAGTATTTCCAAACTGCTATTTTGTTTTCACTGAAGCATTCGGTTATGAATACAGAACCAGCTTGCCATTCAATCATTGTATATGGATAAACTGCAATCCAAGTAGCAATTAACTTACCTTCATTGTCACTAACTTTTTGAATGTTGCCCCAATCAAAGTAGTCCCATACTACATTAGCAGGACCGTCTATACCTAATAGATTGTATACGCCTTCATGTACATGTGGAATATGATCTACATCTAAAAATATATCCATTACGATTCTTGGATCAGCATTGACTGTATCAACACGGTGAGTTGACAATATTAGATTTTTAAATGACACTTCAGGTAGTGTAGAGAAATCAAGTTGTTGGTCAAATAACAACCCATTATTGTCAATAACAATATCTTCAAGTTGTAGCGTAGAGTTATTCTGTTGTGCAGCCGAACCGCTATCTAAACATTTACCCTGATGATCCCAACTCCATCCGTGATATTGACAACGCAATTCAGTTTGCTTTTTGCAGATGATTCTACTAGATTGATGTGGGCAGACATTGTTACCAATTCTATATTGCCCGTTATCATTCAGTATAAATTTCTTGTTATCAGACTGTTCTAATGGTTTTGCCTCACCAGAATCAACGTCATTTTTGTGTGCTATAAACATAATTAATTCCGTGTTTGATGTATTTACTAAATATCTATACCTAGCTAATTATTTATGTACACTAAATTTTGGATACTCGGAACTGACTCTGAATTAGACGATTTATTTGAAATCCTAAGACAAAAGCACTACAACGATGAAAGCCATCGCTTACATAATAACTACTCACGGGAAGCTTTTGCTGAAGTTTCGGTACTAAGCATTACTTTTGAGAATGAGGAACCGGTCATGGTCTCAAGCATACTACACAGAGATTGTTGGCCTGATAAAGCATACCGCATCTGTAACCGAACATGGAAAGTCAAAGAACATAGACTAACACAAGCATCAGTATTAGGTCCTAGTCCTGCATTTGCTGAAATGGTTATAAGTCATGTAGATTATATGAAGCAAAACATAGACCATTCATTATTGTTTATAAGTAGACAAACTAATAATTGGCAACGCTTTGGTGCAAGAAGTTTTGAAAAATATAATTTAGATTTTAAGTACGATGAGTACAAGTACCTAACTTGTGTCAATGAGAATGACAATGATTGTTGGCAGTATATTATGTATATCGGAAATGATAGTATATTACCAGAATGGAAACGTAGTCTTACTTAGTTCCAATAATCATATAGCGAGTGAAATGCCAATCAGGATATACAAACTCCAATTCCCCGGTAAAATCAACACTTGTCAAATCATACTGACTGACAAACTCATCCAAACTATTGATATTTGATGTATGGTCATCATGGTTCATATTGTTACCCTGAAAGATTACATGAGTTCCTTGGGGAATATTGTCATACCAATTCATACTTTCAAAATGCTCGGTGCTGGTATTAATGATAAGGTCAGGAGTCCCTCTAATATGTTCATTACAATCTAGTGTGTACGCTTTGAATTTCCAGTCACTCCAGACATAATTTTCATTAATCATATCTGCAATAGGTTCACATAACGGGTCAATGTCAAAACTTTGAATCTGGTTTACTATAAACTTGCCCCTACTGAGTAGAAGAAATCCTAGCATTCCATACCATCCTCCGTATATGTATGTTAGATTGCTGGTCCAACCTAGTTTTTCAAGTTGTTCACATAGCCAAATTTTGCTACCCACTTGTCCACTGCTGAATGCGTCTTTGTTTATTTCCATGAAGTATTTAATTTTGTGCAATTGTTCCAAAATATTTGCTTACTGAACAGAAATGATATATACTATCTTTAATCAGGAGACACACATGCCATTTGATAAAATATCAAATACGTTAAAGAATTTAGAAAGCGCACTTGCTGGTGAGTCAATGGCTCATATCAAGTATCGTTATTTTGCTAAGATTGCCCGTGAAGAAGGGCATGAAGAAATTGCAAAGCATTTTGAACATACTGCGGATCAGGAAATCTTACACGCTTGGGGACATTTAGAATTGTTGATGGGTAATCTAACTACAAAGAAATGCTTGGAGAAAGCTATTGAGGGTGAAACGTATGAGTTCACTACAATGTATCCAGGATTTGAAGAAGATGCTAGAGCAGAAAATAACCAGATTGCATTGAATGAGTTTAGAACCCAGATTCTTGAAAGTTCTGCACATGCTGACCAGTTTAAAACTTTATTGGCTAAAGCAGAAAAACGATTTGCGGCATTAAAGAGAGTTGAAGAACGTCATGCGTCAGCTTATCAAGACAAACTAAATTCAATTACCTTTCCGGTAATCTAATAGGGAGAATATAATGGAACACGTATGTATTGTTTGTGGACATGTTCACGATGAAGAAACAGAAGGTGTATGGGATGAATTGCCAGAAACACATATCTGCCCCGAATGCGGAGTGGGTAAAGAAGATTACGAAACAATTTGACAAAAAACACGCAATAAAGTATAATAATTGAAACCAGGACTAAATAAACACATGATGAATAAAACTTGTAACACGCTGAAACATATGGGACTATGGTCAAGAGTATCCTTAGCCTCAGTAACACCAGCGTATCCTACAATTATTCGTGGCTCTTTTGATAGTAATGAACAAAGGTCCCAGGGAACGGAATAACAAGTTAATTCATAACACGTTTATCTAACCCCTGGGAAACTCAAAAGTCTCAGGGGTTTTGCTTTATGTAGCGTAAAAACAACATGAAAGGATTTGACAGTAAATGGATAGTCGTATAGAATACAGGAATAGTAACAAAACGGATGAAGGTGTGAAACAGTATCTAACCCCAGAAGATGTCAAGAAATTGATTTTAGAAAAGTTAGAAAGGCTGAAACATCAGTCCGAAGCTAGTAAGAAATTACTAACTTGAAAGTGTAGATAGGCAACGAGAGCCGGAATGCATCACTTTAAAAATGCTACGAATGGGCGGACAGTATACATGAAATTCATGGAGACAACGTGAAAAGTAAGACTACTGGGTAGGGTATTAACCCTATCATAGCGTGGATGTTGAAAGATACATCACGCTATTCTAAAACACATTTCCGATAGTAGGCGGAACTCTTGCAGGATATGTCCATTCGGGTGAATGTGTTTTAGAATAGCAGTAACTAATCTGTAATAGATTTGTCTATAAATAGTATCAAGGGAGTACAACATGGCTGTTTTAGCACTAGATATCTCGGGTGTTCCCCGACAATGGATATCATTCGATGACGCAATCACCTATCATGCAAAGAATTCTATTGCATGGGCACTAGGGGAAGTTGTGGCTAGATATCGCGGTGGTGTTCAAAAAGACGGTGAAATGAGTTACCTAGAAACTACCAGCATCATTGCTGTTAAGGGTCATGGTTTCAATCCACACAAACATGCACATGTTGCACTAAGTAACCGTACATTATTCGGTCGTGACCGTTATGTATGTGCTTACTGTGGTGGACTTTTCCCTAACTATAACAACCTAAGTCGTGACCACATTGTTCCAAAGAGCAAGGGTGGTGAAAACAGTTGGATGAATGTAGTTACCGCCTGTAAAGATTGTAACGCAAAGAAGGGTCACAAACTGTTAAAAGAATGTGGTCTTGAATTGTTGTACGTTCCTTATGTGCCGAATCACTATGAAAACATGATTTTACAAAATCGTACTATCATGGCGGATCAAATGGATTACTTGCTTGCAGGTGTTCCAAAGCACAGTAGGATATTGCTGTCTTAATCTATATCATAGCTTGACATAAAACTCAAGCTGTGATATACTACGTTTTTACCCGGCGTTAGTATAATGGATAATACAGCGGTCTTCTACACCGTGAATGTGAGTTCGATTCTTGCACGCCGGACCAAAAAATTGGATGAGTAGGAAAATTGGTAACCCCAGGAGACTGTAAATCTTCCGCCTCTGGCATTGTTGGTTCAAGTCCAACCTTATCCACCAAAACATTTGACATTTAGTTAAAGTGATAGTATAATTTGTGTTAGTTAGTTAATTGCCCCGATGGTGGAATTGGTAGACACGCTGGTCTTAGAAGCCAGTGCGAGAGCATCTCGGTTCGAGTCCGAGTTGGGGCACCATATAAAAACATACTGTATTGGCAGAGTAGCGAGGTCTGTCTTAAAGGTAGCTCCTATCAGTGTGTTCTTATATGGGGGATTAGCTCATTTGGGAGAGCGGCTGCTTTGCAAGCAGTAGGTGACCAGTTCGATCCTGGTATCCTCCACCAAGTTATGTAAGGACACTAAATGGCTACAGAAAAATGTTGTCAGACCTGCAAATTCCATTCTACTGGTAATGCATTAGACTTTGATGGAAACCCTATACCAAAAGGTAATAGCGGTGAGTTCTGGACATGGCAAGATTGTACCAAAGGTTGGGGTAAGCCTACCCCAACCGGTGTTCTTAAAAATATGTGCGGGCTATATCAGCCCAAGTAAAAGTTTTGTAAGTGTCAGCAAGTGAAGTCACGCTAATGAGGTTTCTTCGAAGGACCAGGTTAGTAAAAGGCAAACGGGTTCAACTCCCACCCTGCGGGGAACTGCAGGGGTCTGTAAAGGAGACTACGCTGGATGGATCCCAAGTGATATCCATCGTGTACGAGGTCAGGCTAGGCGGCCGGTAAGTCCTGAATAAATCTACGATAAAAGTGGCGTAGGCTTACAAATTCAACAAACAATAGTACTACAATTCTGTAGTGAAAATACAACACAAAAAGGTTTACATCAAATACATTTGGTGCTATACTATGTTTAATGAGTTGAGAGATTGATTCAAAGGTGAGTTGAAGATTCTGAGTGACGTAAAAATACAACACAAAAGATTTGACGATAAATCCATTTAGATGTATAATACATTTAATGAGTTGAGAAATCGATTCAGGTTGTTTCAAAAAGCAAGACACGCTAGCAATAGCAAAAAGTCAAGCAGGAAACATTAAATGAGTTTGTGACTCAGCCTACTGTTTTTGGTTACTTCAAAACGCAAGACACGCTAGCAATAGCAAAACGTCAAGCAGGGAGTATTAAATGAGTTTGTGACTCAGCCTAAACTACTCTGAGACCGCTGAGGAACAGTGGTATCACAAGAGACCCATGTCAACATGGGTCCTCGGAGTATAAAGCAGAGGGAGAAATCCCCGAGGCTGGCAGTTGAAAAATTACTGCCACAGTAATTTAAACAATGCAGTCGATTGAGACTAGTTGTAATGTTCGTTAAAATTTTAATTTTTCGTGTAGTCCTGTTTAAGTTACAGGCGCTATATGTAAACATGCTTCAGCGGCATTGCGCCCGTGTTGGGTAGTTTCTGTTTAGTACAGTATCCGAAGTGTGTTTTCATATAGTTTAATGCTCGGCTCGTCTATCGGTTAGGACACAAGCCTTTCACGTTTGTAAGACGGGTTCGATTCCCGTGCCGAGCTCCAAGTTAAATTTTTAGGCTCGTTCGTATAATGGTCATTACTTCGGATTGTCTATCCGATTACGGGAGTTCGATTCTCCCACGAGTCGCCAAGTTAAGGATAGTTGCCCGAGTGGTTAAGGGAGCGGTTTGCTAAACCGTCGTTGCGAAAGTGGCGCATAGGTTCGAATCCTATACTATCCGCCAAGTATTATGTATCGGTGGCAGAGCGGCCCATTGCAACGGATTGCAAATCCGTAAAACCGTCAGTTCAAATCTGACCCGATACTCCAAGTTTTTTAACTAAAGGAAATGACATGAAACGTTCAGGTAAACGATAGTGTCATCACTAGATTCCATGTAGGTCTAGGGATGGCACGTAAAAGACAATCTAATACGTACTATCCCTTCAAGATGTTACGGTAGCATACCGGACTCTTAATCCGAGAAGTCACAGTTCGAATCTGTGTGGAGGGACCAATCATGGAAGCATAACTCAATGGCTAGAGTACCCGGCTTTTAACCGGATAGTTGTGGGTTCGAGTCCCACTGCTTCTACCATATAAAAACACATTGGTCTACCGCCACCGAGAGGTAGTTAAAGACAATGACAAGCAACAGCCAGTGTGTTTCTATATGGTAAATTTAACTGGGATTATTGTCAGTCAGGTCAGACGGCTCGCCTTGGAAGTGAGAGGTCGCAAGTTCGAATCTTGCATCCCAGACCAGTTTTAGGATGCGTCCAGCAAATAAAAAAATTAGACTTTTAATCTAAAAATAAGCATCCTGTTTTATTATGATGGCGTGTAGTGTAATGGTAACACCACAGACTTTGACTCTGTTATTCTAGGTTCGAGCCCTAGCACGCCTGCCAAATTTGGGGTTCTCATATAATGGGATTATGCTAGCCTTGCAAGTTAGTCATTGGGGTTCGATTCCCCAGTTCTCCACCAAGTTAAGGATACATACAGCAAAACTATCATAAACGATAGGTAGTTGGTTCGATCCCAACATTTCGCTTCATGCGAGATTAGCTCAATTGGTAGAGCATTCGTCAAGAATGTATCCTGTTTTATTCATATCCTGCTAGTTTATCGGTTAAGAACAGTGGCCTTTCAAGTCGCAGAGACGGGTTCGATTCCCGTGCAGGATGCCAGTTTTAGGATAGCAACAGCAAACTTAAAAAACTTTCACTGTAAATGAAACTAAAAATGCTATCCTGTTTTATAATGCGACCTTAGCTCAGTTGGATAGAGCACTAGGCTACGAACTTAGGGGTCAGGAGTTCGAATCTCTTAGGTCGCACCAATCATGCTGATGTAACACAGCGGTAGTGTACTTCCTTGGTAAGGAAGAGGTCGTGAGTTCAAATCTCGCCATCAGCACCACAGATACTAAATACTTTGCCGATCATTGGAGGGAAACCCCGGGTCGGAGGGGGATTAGCTTAACTGGGAGAGCAACTAATCTAAGTTAGATTAGTAGGTGATGGTTCAATTCCGTTATCCTCCACCAATTTGTCAATATACGAAATTAATTTTTCAGCAATAAACTTATTACCTATCTCAGTAACTGCGTTCTTTACTACAGAATGTTTGCAACTGTGAGTAAATTCGTAATTGTACAATTCAGTATCAACTATACCACTAGTAAAGTTAAACCAAGTAGGTAATGTTTTAGGCAATGGACAATGTATAACAGGAATCTTCTTATAGTTTACATACTGGTCAATTTGTATTAAGGCACCGTAATGTCTATTACGACATAAATCAACTGTATGAAAATACTTTAAGTAATCATAATACTTAGATTTAAATTCTTTATTGGTAATATGATTTTCTTGATTTAAAATACTATTACGTTTGATTTTCCATTCATATGGTGTGACGGGTCTGTCTTCAATGACTGATGGATAAGTGTTCAACTTTTCCCAAAGAGGATCGTCCCAATAAGAATCTTTTTCATTAACTAGAATAAAGTCTTTGTCTAAAGAAGGTACAAAAAAGAATTCAGGTAATCCATAAAAGATGATAGCAATATCAATCTGTTTAATTTTCTTTAAAAAATACAATATACGTTCTGTACTACAATATGGGTATGCGTAAGAGTGGTCGTATTCAGGTACGTTGTATTTTTCAAACAAAATATCAACAAATGTTTTAGGCATCGTTTTATTAAATACAGGTTTTCTAAAAGTAATGCTGTGACCAAATACGTATAAATTCATACAAGTATTTACTGCTTGCAACCGTGCGATAAATAAATTGCCGATTGCAGGAGGGATACCCCGGGTCGGATGGGGCGTGGTATGAGTGGTTAGTCACTATCTTGACATGATAGACGATGTAGGTTCGATTCCTATCGCCCCAACCAAAGATTATATGGAGTTACTAGTGTAGAGGTTCGCACCCTAGTCTGTGAAACTGGTAGTACGGGATCGTTCCCCGTGTAACTCCCCAAACAATGCCAAGATAGCTCATCAGGTAGAGCACTAGTTTGAAGCACTAGGTGTGGTTGGTTCGAGTCCAACTCTTGGTACCATACAATGCCCCGCTGGACAAATTGGTAAAGTCATCTCTCTCAAAAGGAGAAGTTCTCCCTGTTCGAGTCAGGGGCAGGGTACCAAAGAATATAGCCTATTAGCTCAGGGGTAGAGCAATGTCTTGATAAGGCATGGGTCGGTGGTTCGAAGCCACCATAGGCTACCAAATTTCGGGATAGACGTTATGATTGAGTCCCTTGTAATCTAGCACATAGAGGTATGTGTGACACACCAGTAGATTATAAAGGTCGATAAACTCTTGTATACGAGACACGCTAGTCAACAGTACACAGACTAGTTCCCGAAAATCTATAACGGTAATGTAGGACAACGGTAGTCTACCACCCTCATAAGGTGTTTGTTGCAGGTTCGATTCCCGCCATTACCACCAACAATAAATAAACGATGTTATATACATTCGGTGACAGTTTTATAAAAATGTTTAATACTCCTGATTGGGCGTATACATCATTGATAGCAAAAGAATTTAATACAACTGAAAAAAGTTTTGGATTGATTTCTTCTAGTTTAGAATATACATTTCATCAGTTTGAACAACAAAGAAACAATTTTGTAGAAGGTGATATAGTTATCATTGCACTTTCCCTACTTGACAAAACGTTCTTTTTTCACGACAGACCTGCACTATCTCATTTGTGGTCGTTTGAAACAGAACAACATACTGTAGAAGAAAAAACTGCTATGGAAATGTATTATAAACACTTGCATAATACAGAGAATATCAAGATTAACCTACTTAATTTCCTGCATAGTGTGCAAGAGATAACAAGAAGTAAAAAATTAAAAACAGTTATATTAAAAACATTATTCTTTGACGCTGACAATATTGTCAACAAAGAACGTTTCCCTGAATTGATAATTGGTAATGATTGTTTTTGGGAACTAATGAAGTTAGAAATATCACAGGATTCATTATTAAATTATTTAGACTTGCATAAGTTTACTAAGGATGCAAGAACGTTTCACTTTATGGAACCTAATCATAGAATAATTGCTGATAGTATTATTTCAGCTATAAAAAATAATACAGAAATAAATTTAGAAAATGTTTTACTAAGAAACATTTTTGATTGGGATATTTATAATCAAAGCCGCCCTTAACTCAGTTGGATAGAGTACTTGGCTTCGAACCAAGGAGTCGTGGGTTCGAATCCTGCAGGGCGGACCAAATAAGGAAGTGTGTCTGAGTGGGTTAAGGTACCGCACTTGAAATGCGGCGTGTTGAAAGGCACCGTGGGTTCGAATCCTACCACTTCCGCCATCAAGTTAAGTCTGAGAAAATATCGCAAGATTCAGACATTGACAATCTAGGTAATCCTTTAGCAATTCTAAAGAATACCAAACTAACACAATATCTGTGTTCAGAGTAATTTGTACTGTTATGCGGTACACCAACTTGTACTATGCTAGGTCTACTTATTGTTTGTGAATGCATGTGCTTTACTTCCGTAGGATCATAATAAATGTAATCTCTATTACCCAATGTAGTCTCAGTAGGTTTGTCAGATACAATTGGCTCATACCAATTCATTGTACTGTTTTTACCACCAAACACCCAATTCATTTTTGCAAAATCTCCGTGACCTACGTCAACGTGAATTGGTGCAACATAGTTAGGTACAGAAGAAAATATCTCTATATAGGGCAACAACACTAGATTACGTTGTTTAAAAAATTTGACTAGTTCGGGATTGACATATTCCGTAACTGTAAACTTATTGTGATAGTCTTTGATAGATGCTAAATTGATATCAGGTTTGAGTACAGGAATGTCCAAATCAATATCAAAATAGTATTTCATACATTATTTATAATTCTACTTTTTACTGGCATAAATAATATATCAGTGTGCCGAAAGGGCCTGATAAGTATAAATCTTGCTTATAATATAAAGGAGAAAAATATGTCAAAGATTATCGGTATCGACTTAGGTACCACAAACTCATGTGTAGCCGTTATTGAAAACGGAATCCCCAAAGTAATTGAAAATAGCGAAGGTGCTAGAACTACACCCTCAATCGTTGCCTATGCAAATGATGAGATTCTTGTAGGTGCAAGTGCTAAACGTCAAGCAGTTACAAACCCAAAAAATACTATCTATGCTAGCAAGCGATTGATTGGACGTAAGTTCAGTGAACACGCTGTACAGAAAGATATAGACTTAATGCCCTATAAAATCATTCAAGCAGAGAATGGTGATGCATGGGTACAAGTCAATGAAGATAAATTAGCACCCCCACAAATCAGTGCTGAAGTACTACGCAAGATGAAAAAGACTGCGGAAGACTATTTAGGTCATGAAGTTACACAAGCAGTTATTACTGTTCCGGCTTACTTCAATGACAGTCAACGTCAAGCAACCAAAGATGCTGGCAAGATTGCTGGTCTAGAAGTATTACGTATTATCAACGAACCAACAGCAGCCGCATTGGCATATGGTATTGATAAAGTAGACAAAGCAGATAGAAAAATTGCTGTCTATGACTTAGGTGGTGGTACATTTGACGTTTCAATCATTGAGATTGCTAATGTTGATGGCGACAAACAAATTGAAGTATTGTCAACAAATGGTGATACATTCTTAGGCGGTGAAGACTTTGACCAACGCATCATGGACTACTTGATTGATGAATTCAAAAAGGATTCAGGAGTTGATTTAAGTAAAGATGTATTGGCGCTACAACGATTAAAAGAAGCCGCAGAAAAGGCTAAGATTGAGTTGTCAAGTTCAGCACAAACAGATGTTAACTTGCCATACGTCACAGCAGATGCTAGTGGTCCTAAGCATATGAATGTTAAACTAACACGTTCAAAGTTAGAAAGTTTAGTTGACGAGTTGATTCAACGTAGTATTGAGCCATGTAAAGTTGCAATGAAAGATGCAGGCGTTACAGCTAGTGACATTGACGAGGTTATTCTTGTTGGTGGCATGACACGTATGCCTAAGGTGCAAGAAGCAGTTGAAAAATTGTTTGGTAAGACTCCCCGCAAGGATGTTAACCCAGATGAAGCAGTGGCTGCTGGTGCCGCAATTCAGGGTGATGTTTTAGGTGGTGGACGTACTGATGTATTGTTATTAGACGTTACTCCATTAAGTCTTGGTATTGAAACACTAGGAGGTGTTATGACCAAGATGATTAAAAAGAACACAACAATCCCAACTAAGTTTAGTCAAACTTATAGTACAGCAGATGACAATCAGCCAGCTGTTACTATCAAAGTTTATCAAGGTGAACGTGAAATGGTTACAGGCAATAAGTTGTTAGGTGACTTCTCACTAGAAGGTATTGACCCAGCACCAAGAGGCGTGCCGCAAATTGAAGTGACATTTGATATTGACGCTAATGGTATCTTAGATGTAAAAGCTAAGGATCAAAAGACTGGTAAAGAAAAGAAAATTACAATCAAAGCAAGCAGTGGATTATCAGAAGAAGAAGTTGAACGCATGGTAAAAGATGCGGAACTCAATGCTGAAAGTGATAAGAAAATGGTTGAGTTGATTCACGCACGTAATAGTGCAGAGGGCACACTATTCGGCTTTAAGAAAGACTTTGAGCAGTATAGTGACAAAGTGTCCGAGGAAGAAAAGACCAAAGCATCAGATGCTATTAAAGCAGTAGAAGATGCAATCAAGGGTGATGATCCTGTAGTAATACAAGAAAGCATTCCTAAATTGTATGAAGCAATTGGTCCTATTACAAAAGTCAAGCATGAAGAGGAAGAAAAGGCTAAACAAGCCAATGAACCCAAACCAGATGACAACGTAGTAGATGTTAAACCTGTCGAACCAGCAGAAGCAGTTTAATATTTCCAAATAAAAAATAAAGGTTGCATTATATTCATAAGTAGTGTATAATGCAATCTTACATTAACACATTCCCGTGTAGCTCAGTTGGTAGAAGCGTTTGACTGTTAATCAAAATGTCCGTGGTTCGAGCCCACGCACGGGAGCCAAACATTTTATGGAGTACGTATGATAGTTAGTGACAATGCAGGTTATAAATTAATGTGTGAGACACGCAAATTAGACATACCTCAAGGTAGTAACTATATTCGTATCTATACATTATATGATTGGGCTAAAAACCCAATAGCAGAACAAAACAAACTTGAATTAATTCTCACCGATGAAGAATTAGTAGAGTTTAGAAAAGCATTGACAATTTAAGGAAGATAATGTCAGCATACAATACACGTAATGATCCAATGAGACACCACAGTGGTAAACCTAGACTGGGCCCATTGAATGTAAAACAATTAGAAGAAATGTTAAAAACAGCACGACCGAAGAATAAAGTAAAAATTCAACGTGCATTGGATAAAAGAAAGAGTACACAACAAGTAGCAAAAGTTACTGAATAAAAATACGCCCTCTTAGCTCATTTGGTAGAGCAACGGTTTTGTAATCCGTAGGTGGTCAGTTCGAATCCGACAGAGGGCACCAAGATACAAATATGTTTACAAAATTAAATATTAATCATAGTTTTTCTATACAAGAGGAAAGAGAACTCAAATACCAATTTGGAAAAGTAATTGATGGTGTTTGGTATGGTAATTCATACTATGCGGCAGAACCAAAAATTGAAAGTGAATTAAAAAATAAAATTCCTGAAAAATATAGAGACTTATTTGAGGTAACGTTGATGATAATTACATCACCTTATATTCCACCTCATATTGATAACAATATTAAACTGAGTGTAAATTTTTATATGGAGACAGGAGATGCAGTTACATATTTTCATAAAATAAAAGATAATGTAATACCAAATATTGAAATACTCCCAGAGCAAACAACAACTGGTAAATTATTTTCGCCAAACGATTTAGAAATTGTTGGTCAATTTAAAGCAAATAAAGGTGATGTTTATATATTGGGTGTAAGTGAAATACATAGTGTTCAGTCAGATACAGGTTCATATAGAGAAGCCTATTGTTTGCAGAGTCATGTGTTTACATACGAACAGATGTTAGATATATTAGCAGAAGGAGGAATCCTTCCGGTAAAATAATGCGGGATTAGTTTAATGGTCAAACGAAACCTTGCCAAGGTTTAGTCAGGAGTTCGATTCTCCTATCCCGCTCCAATTAACTTAAGGAAGATAAAATGAGTGTAAGAGCAAGCCATATTTTAGTAGCTGATTCAGCTAGAGCACATGAGTTGCGTCAACAAATCGTTGAAGGTGCAGACTTTGCAACTGTAGCACAAGAAAACAGTTCATGCCCAAGCGGTCGTAACGGCGGAGACTTAGGTGTCTTTGGTCGCGGTCAAATGGTTAAGCCTTTTGAAGATGCTACATTTGATACACCAGTTGGTGCATTGAGTGACGTAGTTGAAACACAATTTGGCTTTCATATAATTAAACGCACAGCATAATTAATGCCCCTGTAGTTTAATGGTTAAAACGGCGGATTTATATCCCGTAAGCAACAGATAATTGGTTCATGTGAGTTCGACTCTCGCCAGGGGTACCAAACAGTTTGACAATATATAGTAAATGCTATATAATATGTACATGTTGCGCTGATAGCTCAGTTGGTCAGAGCAGTGGACTCATAATCCATTGGTCGTAGGTTCGAGCCCTACTCGGCGTACCAAGAATTTATGCGGGGTTCGTATAGTGGTAATACCTTAGCCTTCCAAGCTAATGCTGAGAGTTCGATTCTCTTACCCCGCTCCAAAATGTTTGACAGTGTAATATATCTATGTTACACTACTGTTCTTTAACAAGTTTTGCCCGTAAGGGCGTTATATTATAGCGTACTTTTGTCATATATGAAGGGACACAGCCTGCCCAGTTGAAACTATTTAATATTATGAGAGAAGTGCTATACCGTAATACAAATACTAGTTGTATTACGTCCAGGTATACTACAAGGTTACAGCGTGTGACAAGCGTTGGGAGTATGCTATAATATGATAACAGAGTACAAGGTAATCAATGCTACACATGAAGAATTTCATAAACAGGTAGAAATGTTGTTAATTTTGGGTTGGCAACCACAAGGTGGTGTCAGCGTGATACGTAGTTGGTATACACCCGATCCAACAACATACTACTTTCAGGCTTTTGTGAGATAATGCGAGTGTGACGGAATAGGTAGACGTAACAGACTTAAAATCTGTCGCCCATTGGGCGTCCCGGTTCGATTCCGGGCACTCGCACCATTTAACTAAATAATTATATGAAATTCAACATACATATTAATGACAAATTTTACAAGTCAGTTGATTTAGGGGAAAAAACAAAATACAACCCTAAAGAGATTACTGACATGGTTCAACGTGATAAGGACAATGGTCTACTTAAAGATTTTAATGTAGACGAACGTTTTGCAATTCACATTGAAAAAGTAGATTAAGCATCGTTAACTCAGTGGTAGAGTGCTTCCTTTACACGGAAGAGGCCGGGAGTTCGACCCTCTCACGATGCACCAAACATAGGAAAAAAATGACTGATAAAAAAATTGACCCAATCACAAATCGTTTTGATTTAATTCTAGCCGCTAGTGCTAGAGTACGTGAATTAAAAAGAGGTCATAGACCTAAGATTGCTACAAAGAATCGTGAATGTGTAACAGCAGTAAACGAATTTGAGCAAGGTCTTATCGGTAAAGAATATTTAAAACGCATCAAATAAGGCTCGCTGGTGTAATGGCAGCATAGCGGTCTCCAAAACCGTTGGTCGGGGTTCGAGTCCCTGGTGGGTCGCCAATCACAAGTTATTGAATTCAGGCCCTGCTAAGATAAAGGGCTTGTCTTCTACAGTGAATTCTTCAATAAATTCACGTTTCACCGATTGAAATGTTGGATCAAGAACAAATTTACTGGTAGGTAATACTCCAGACAATTTAGGATCGTACGGATCTTTACTGAATATTTCGTAGAAAATTTCTACTGTTTGTCGGTGTTCAAATGGTATCATATTATTTTTATGTGATATCATGTATTTATAAATATATAGCGGGGTACGTCAGCGGTAGACTACCGGGCTCATAACCCGAAGGACGGAGGTTCGATTCCTTCCCCCGCAACCAATTAACTGAAAAACATGCCTTATATTAAAGAAGTCTTTGACGTAACTACGTTTGAACATGCAAAGCATGTAGTATTAACTAGTGATCCAGATAATCCTAAGAAATTTGAGAATGAAACTAACTTCTTGGTTGATGAAATACAAAAACAAAACATAATCACAATGGATAGTACTGTACTAGACTTTGGTTGTGGTATGGGTCGTGTTAGTAAGAAACTCATTGACACTTTTGATTGTAACATCATTGGGGTAGACATAAGCAAAACTATGTTGACATTTGCTAACATATACATTAGCAAACCAAAGAAATTCAAAACTATGAATTCATACAACATGCCCGATACGATTGATGTGGCAATCAGTACATTTGTATTGCAACACGTACAAGACCCCAAAGCAGAGATTGAATTAATTTATAGCAATCTAAAAGTAGGTGGTTATCTTGTGTTAGTTAATGAAGATAAACGTTATGTTCCTAGCGATGTAGATAGCAATCGTTATATTGTTTGGAATGATGATGGATTTGATATTTTTGATGAATTGAACAAGAAATTCACGTTAGTAAACTCTGTTCCATATATGGATAGCAAAGCAGACATTATCTTTTACAAAAAATGACACCTGACACTTCACTAGCAAGTTATATCAAGGATAGTAATGACAAAGATTTGTTTTATGCTGAGAAAGAGCATTATACATTGTTGTCAATGGTGTCCAAAGAATATAATAACACCGTATTATATGACATTGGTTCATATAAAGGTCTAAGTGCAATAGCATTGTCAAGCAATCAAACCAATTTGATAATCAGTTACGATATTGAATATCTATTGAAGGTTGATAGACCAAAGAACGTAGAGTTTCGCATCGGAGACTTCTACAATGACAAGCAATTACTAAGTAGTCCACTAATCATGTTTGATATTGATCCGCATGATGGATTGCAAGAAAAGAAATTTGTAAGTTACTTAACAAGTAACAATTACAAAGGTACTGTCATATTTGATGACATACATTTAAATGATGGAATGAAAGACTTTTGGAGTTCTGTCACACAACAAAAACAAGACTACACTAACCTAGGACATTGGTCGGGTACTGGTGTAGTACATTTCACTTAATTAATAGTTTACCCAAAAGTCATTGACGGCAAACACAAATTCATATACAATACACGTATTGAATGATTAATTTTTAGGATCGGCACAGCAACAAACTCATTAACTATGGACTGTTAGACACTGTGGTAGTAACTGGAGCAGAGTGCTTAAAAACACCGAGCGTTGAAGGGTACTATTGAAGCAAGACTAACGAACCAGGTGTGATGGCCCTGGCTAAACAAGCAGTCAACAACGATCCTGTTAACATTTTTTTAGGATGCTTTCAGCAACTTTAAAATTTCAACGATAATGAAACCAAAGCGCATCCTGTTGCATAACACACACAAGGAAGGAGTACACTATGTCAACATTTGTAGAAGCAGTAGCAAACCAAGAAGCCCGTACCACTAATGGTATGAAGGCACGTAAGTCAACCGCAAATGCTTGCGTTGATTTGTTCTATAACATCGGTGCAAGCCGTGGTAAGAACATCATACCCGCATTCACTGCGGCTTATGTAGAAAACTCTGACTTAGCATTACGTATTGTCCAATGGGCACGTGATGCACGTGGTGGATCCGGCGAACGTGAATTGTTTCGCCAAGTACTAATTCACTTGGAACTGACTAACCCAGAAGATGCTAGCCGTCTATTGGTTAAGGTTCCTGAATTGGGTCGTTACGATGACTTGCTAGTGTTTAAGACTAAGCCTCTAAAGGCACAAGCATACACATTGTTAGGAGATGCATTGCGGGCACGTAATGGATTGGCTGCAAAGTGGACTCCACGTAAGGGCGATGTTGCACGTGAAATCCGTGAATTCTTTGGAATGACTCCAAAGCAATATCGTAAGAGCCTTGTTGCACTAACCAATGTTGTTGAAACACAAATGTGTTCTAACGATTGGGACAACATCAACTACAACCATGTTCCTTCAGTGGCACATGCACGTTACAAGAAGGCTTTTGGTCGTCATGGTACAACTTATGCAGAATACGTAACTAAGTTGGTTAAGGGTGAGGCTGGTGTTAAAATTAACGCTGGTGCAGTATTCCCTTACGATGTATTGAAGGGTGCTATCCAAGACTACAGTCGCAAGGTTATGACCAAGATTGAATTGGACGCAATGCAAGCCCAATGGGATGCATTGCCAAACTTCATCGGTGACGCTAACGTGTTGCCAATGGTTGACAGTTCAGGTTCTATGATTTGTAATGCAGGTGGACACAACTCTAAGAGTGGTTTGACTTGTTTGGATGTTGCAATCTCATTGGGATTGTATTTTGCAGACAAGAATACTGGTAAGTTCAAGGATACATTCTTGACTTTCAGTCGCAACCCAAAGTTGGTTACTCTTAAGGGTAACATCAATCAAAAGATTGACCAAATGAACACCGGTGAAGTCGCTAATACCGACTTGAACAAGGCGTTTGATTTGATCCTTAAGACGGCATTGGATAACAATGTTCCTCAAGCAGAAATGCCAGGTACATTGGTAATCTTCAGTGATATGCAATTTGATGCAGGTGTTCAACACGATGACAGTGCTATTGAAATGATAGCACGTAAGTACGAGGCAGCAGGTTACGAACTACCTAAGGTAGTATTCTGGAACTTGAATGCCGCATACGGTAACGCACCAGTTAAGTTTAACGAAGCAGGTGTTGCGCTAGTCTCAGGATTTAGCCCAGCAGTTGCACAAGGTATTCTTTCTGGTAACATGGATGACTTCTCACCGGAAGCAATCATGTTGAAGACCGTTATGAAGGATCGCTACGACCTAGTTTAGGCTAAATAGTAGTTAGTAGATGCCACAAGGCGTCTACTTATATAAGTATACAGTATCAGTACCCTGCCCGATAAGACAGGCTCTACTAAGCGAAAGAGATACAGTGTGCTTATATAAGTTTTCGGAGTGTGGCGCAGTCTGGTAGCGCACCTGGTTTGGGACCAGGGGGTCCAAGGTTCGAATCCTTGTACTCCGACCAAGAACAGCGGATAAGTTACATTATCCAGTATGAGTCGCTAAGGTAGGTACCTAATCCTTAGGGCAAGTAACAGTACTAAGAGGGATGTAACAGGTGAGCAGTGATCTGCTTCATGGGGAGACCTCAAGAAAGCCCTCCACCAATTTTACATAATATGTTAGAATACATCATTACATTTTTTGCAATCTGTTTACTTGATATTGTTTATACATACTACTTAAGGTGTGTGGCAAATGATAATGTATTGGGTGCAAGTTTTTGGAGTGTAGCCTGTTATATATTAGGAAGTGTAGCAGTTATAAATTACACAACCAATCATTGGTTAATGATTCCAGCAATGGCGGGTGCGTTTTGCGGTACATTCGTTGGGATGAAAATTAGAAAGTAAAGTACTAATTGACATAAATCCCAGAGTGTAGTATAATCATACAATCAAAACAAAAAGGGAGTTATTATGCCAAGTGTATTTTTAGTTAGTGACACACATTTTGGTCATTCCGGCGTGTGCAGATTCACAGAAAGTGACGGAGTGACAAAGATCCGCCCCTGGACTGATCCAGATGAAATGGATGAGGCTATGGTCAAGATGTGGAACGAGACTGTCAAGCCCACTGATAAAGTTTATCACTTGGGTGATGTAGTCATCAACCGCAAAGCGTTGAGCATTATGCATCGTTTGAACGGTGACAAGGTACTGATCCGCGGTAATCACGATATTTTTCGTGATGATGAGTACAGATTGTACTTCCGTGAATTGCGAGCCTATCATGTTATGAATGGTATGATATTGAGTCATATCCCTGTACATGAAGAAAGTTTAGGTCGCTTTGGTGTCAACATTCATGGTCATTTGCACAGTAATCGTGTTAAAAAGCCCCGTGGGTATGACGTTAAGACTAGTACTATGTTGTACAGCGATGAAATTGATCCAAGATATCATTGCGTATGTGTAGAACAAACAGACTTTAGACCTATATTATTTGAAGATGTAATCAAACGCATCAAAGATGAAGGCGGAGAAGTAGGTTTTAAGTCAGGTAACGGTCCTACAATGTAACTAAGGGGGCAACTTAATAGCCCTCTTAGTTGCATAATAACTGCATATATTGTATACTGCTATATGCATAGTAAATACTATATGAAGTACATCATCCTAATATTATCCATATTGTTTAGTACAACAGTTATGGCTAACACCAATGTTCTATTATTGAATGTAACTGACAATTCTGTTGTGCAAGGTTCAATTGATAGTTCCAAAGTTAGCATTGCTAGCATCAGCAAGTTGATGACCATACATACCGTACTAAAAGCAAATCAAAACTTAAATGAAATATTGACCGTAAAGTCAAAGTTACGTAACCATACAAGACTTGTGCGTGGAATGAAATTGTCCAGACTTGACTTGATAAAACTGTCATTGGTATACAGTGACAATCTAGCCGCAGTTACATTAAGTGAAAACTATCCAGGTGGACGTGAGGCATTTATGCGACAAATGAATGCAAACTCTGTAGAACTTAAAATGACTAGTACCTATTTCGGAGATCCAACTGGATTGGACAGTGACAATAGCAGTACAATCAGTGATATATCAATATTGACTAATGAAGTATCTAGGTATCAGATTATACGTGAAGCCGCAAAGACAGAGAACCTAACAGTTGTTGCAACTAAAGGTAAGAAGTCTATTAAAATCAAAGTTAAACCTACAAGCAACTTCTTTGGTCATACTAGTATGCTTGCTATTAAAACAGGATTCACTAATGCGGCGGGATTCTGTGTTACGATGTTGTTGTACTCTAACGAAAAGGTATATAACTTAGTTGTGCTAGGAGCTCATACTAGCAAAGAACGTAAGAAAATTGTAGAAAAAACATTGGGTTCTATTAACGTAATTGCAAAAGAGGATAAATACATTAAGCCAGTAAAACGTCATCAACGTCATTACGGTTAACATAGAAAGCAAAATATGAGCAAAGTCAATACGATAGTAGAAGAACTAGAAGAAGAAGTTTACGAAGATTGGCAATATGAAAAGAGCAGTCAACTGGCTAGCGAATTCATTGAAAACACATTGATGAAAGATTTAGAGAAATTTGACTTTGAGCATACTGACAAAGACTATGTAGAAGGTACTGCTACATTAGGTATGTTTTTAGAATTGATTCCAAGAATAATTGACTTGGGCTATGACAGAGAAATGTTGTTGGCGCAAGTAGAAGAATATATTGAGGAAGCGGAGAACAGGACCTTTCATTGAAGGTCAAGTACTTTTATCAAAACAATAAAAGCATAGTGCATGAGGTAATGATTGATTCATTGGCTAATGCACTAAGTGAATTGATAGAACTCCCTGAATCAATAGAAGTTTGTTTATACAAGCTTGATGAAAATGTCTACGGTGGCATAGACAAACATACACCTAACCGTTTAGGACTGAACAGTAACCTAACGTTAGAAGATATCCCTAAGATACTTGTACATGAACTAATACACGTACACCAGCGACACACTGGTAAACTCGCCATTAAGAACAGTACCTACTACTGGCTCGGCATACCCTATCACAATACAGAATCTGAAATATCCTACGAAGAATATCGTAATACACCTTGGGAAATTGATGTAGAAAACCGTGTTGACAAACTGTTAACAGAAGTACTACAAAAATTAGTTTGACAGTAAATCACTTTGGGTATACAATTCATGTATCAATTCACTAAAGGAGCTAGTCATGTTTGAAAAAGAAACTGAACACAAATCTGCCGGCAAGTTTGCTTGGTTCGCTGAACGTGATGCACGTATGCGTAGTGCAGTAAATAGTTCTCTTTTTTCTGATAATCAAAAACTCAGGGCCGAACGAGTGAAATTGGCCCTTGAACTTGTTTATAATGCTGATAAATTCTATATTGAATTTCGCAAGAAATTTATTAGTGTTAAAGTACAAAACCCTAGGGTCAAAGATCGTAAGACATTGGACCTGCTTGAACAAGACTACAAGCACGAAGGTTACAAAAAAGTATTAACCGCTCAGGGTTTTACATACAGAATTGCTTAATAAAAATGAATACTTTAGTATTCGTTTGTGTGTCAGGTGCTCTAGGACCAATTCTATCATTGGCCTCGAACTCTGACACACAATCAACGAAAACAAAAAGGTTGACGATAAATGGATTCGGGTATATAATTCATTCATGAACTTGAAAACTACTCGCAAACGCAGAACAGACAGGAATCAAGTGATATACTACATTCAAGATGTTGTAACACTTGAGTATTACATTGGTTTGACTGCTGTTTGTTTTGCAGGTAATGTTCGCAAGACATTGACACGCCGTATGCAAAAGCACATGCAACGGGCATTGACTGAGAACAAAGATTGGGGTTTGTCACGTGCCTTGCGTGAACAAGGTGCCGAGCGATTCGTATTCGGTGTTGTTGAAATTGTACGAGGCAAGCGCCCTGCTCATGCACGTGAGACAGAATTAATTAACACATTGCGTCCAGCATTGAACACATTTGGAGTAAAGTAATGAACGAACGAATTAAGGAACTTGCTGAACAGGCTACATCAATTGTAGAAATGGTAGGGCCCGAAGGTTATACCAGCAGTTATGCCAAATTTGATAGGGAAAAGTTCGCCGATTCGCTTGTATGGGAATGTATGAAAATCTGTGAAGATGTTATGAAAAAAGATAACTCTGCACTTGCCTGTTGGAGTGCAATCAAAGGAACATTTAGGAGTTGAAGAATGAAGGATGAAATCAGAGAGATGTATAAAGAAGGATTCCAAATAGAAGTAATCTCAAGGATACTGAATGTGTCTCTCGATACTGTATTGGAAGCAATCTGGGGTAAATGATGAACGAACGAATTTATGAACTTGCCGAGCAAGCTGGAGCGTATTGCGAAGTACTCAGAGGTGGCGATTATAAACCGCCTGTGTTAGATGGCATGAATCTGGAAAAGTTCGCCGAGTTGATTGTGGCAGAATGTAGTAAGGTTATTGTGAATGGTGGATACAGAAATCCCGCACTGGGTGAGAAGCATCCGCTAACACCGCCAGAGATTGCTACGATGATTCGAGAACATTTCGGAGTTGAAGAATGAAATGGATAGCATTTGTACTAGTGATTATGGTTATATCTTTTCAAATGAAGGACCAACCTCGTAGGTCTTTATGGAACTCGGGGTCTCCGGTAACAGTTAAGGAAGCTATATGCCTTGGATTGAGAATGTAGCGGCAACTGATGTATCAACTAAGCATCACCACGATGCCGATGAGAATAGTATGTTGATTAGCATTACTGATCCGGCAAGTTGGAGACCAACACCTGCACATAAGTTTAAGGAAATTCATCATTTTGAATTCTTGGACATTGAAAAGGATGATTATGCAGACGATGAAGCCATGCGTTGTAGTCAGGAACAAGCCGATGAGTTGGTAAGACTGTTACAATATGCACTAGAAAATAGAATGAATGTTGTGGTTCATTGTTTTGCAGGTATATGTCGTAGCGGTGCAGTAGCAGAGATTGGCGTACAGTTAGGATTTGATGATGTTGGTAATTTTCGTAGCCCTAACTTACTAGTCAAGCATAGAATGATGAATGCACTAGGTTGGGAATACGATGAAAATGAAAAGCCAAACATTGATGATTGGCGCAACTTTAAGAATGATTTGTAATGGAAAAATTAGTAGTTGATGGTAAGGTAGCAGTGTTATACAGCCCCGGATATGGGGCTGGCTGGTCTACTTGGAATAAACACTTACCGGAAATCGTATTTGATTCAGCGATAGTTAAAATGGTGATAGAGAAAAGATTTGATGAACTTGAAACTTTTGTGACATTGAAATATGAAAAAATCTATACCGGTGGATTAATGGATTTAGAAGTTGTATGGGTCAAAGAAGGTAGATTATTTAAAATAGAAGACCATGACGGTAATGAATTTATAGAGTACAAAGATGAAGATGATGGTTGGTTTGTAGCGTAAAGGAAATGAATGTATAAGATAGAAGAAAAAGAATTTGCGACACTTGATTTGGCAATGGCACATGCTAAGGCATTGAATGTGTTTGTTACAATCAAGGGCGCTGAGTTTGAAATTTGTGGTAAGTTTGGTGTTGACACTGTTGCAGACGGCAAGTGCCCCGATGGTGTAGCATACGATTGGAACAAGGCAAGCCGCATTGGACGAGTTAAAAAGGAAAGAGTATAAAAGTATTACCTCCCAAAGGTTGACAATAAATGGCTTTGGGTATACAATAGAGGCTTCTGTAGTGAAAAGGAGCTTTTATGTCTTACGTTGTTTTCAAGCATAACAAAGAATACGGTCCTCGCAAGGGTCTTGAGGGTCCGTTTCACTATCCCAATGGTCAGGTTCTGTATTACGATCCTAAAGCAGGTGAGTACTACGATCCTCGTACCGATTTTTACGTTGACCGTGACGAGGTCGCTGAATTGCAAAATTCAATTTTTGAAGTACTCAAAAAGTAGTACTTTTTTAGTTATACCCAAAGGTTGACAATAAATGTCTTTGGGTATATAATAGAATCTTAAACAGTAAAGAAAAGGACTACAAAATGCGTACACCGACAGTAATTTATGGTTTGAAGAATTCACAAAAATTCCGTGTGATTTTCAAGGGCGATGGCTCTGAAAACGAAATTGGATTGTACATGACAATCAGTCAAATGACTACCATGTTTGCTACCACTCTTGCACGTACACTGGTTTGGGAAGCATTACTTCAATTGTCATTCATGCGCCAAGAGGCACAAAGATATAACGAGCCTGTCCCTACAGGTCTCGGTACGACAATTCGCAACAAGCAAATTCAATTAGATTTGGTCTGAGGAGACAAGTATGAAAATGAGTACAGCAACCCAAATTCTGCTTAAAGAATGCAAATTCTTAGGTCAGAATATTTCAATCCTATTAGAGGATATCGCACGTAATGGTCGTATGACTTATAGCGAAAAAGTAGTACAAGCCGCAAATGTGTATAACAGCCGCGGTTGACAACAAATGTCTTTGGGTATATAATAGAATCTTAAACAGTTAACAACAGGAGTTTGCAATGGGTACACGTTCACTAATCGCAGTTGTTCATGGTAATAATTACAAAACAGTTTATTGTCATTGGGACGGCTATCTATCACACAATGGTCGTATTTTGCAAGAACACTATGATTCACCTAAAGCAAACAACCTTGTTGCATTGGGCAATGTCTCTAGTCTTGGACCTGAGATTGGTGAAAAGCATCCCTTCAGTCAATTTGATACTGATATGTCAGCCAAAGAGTTTGAAGAAAAATATAGCAACATGACTACATTCTATGGTCGTGACCGTGATGAAGAAGGTCAAGAGTTTGTCACACACACCAGCAAAGAATCATTGATTGAACATTTCAATGATGGTTGGTGTGAGTTTGCATATATTATGAAAGATGACACTTGGTATGTTATGTATCAAGGTGACGAGAATTTTTATTTGTTGTCAGAAGAATTAGCCAAAGAAAAAAACACGGTAGAGGTAAAATAATGAAAAAGGTACTAATCACTTTAGCAATGGTAGTTAGTACCTTTGCTCATTCTCAGACATATCCGGCTAATGATCCTATGTGCCGTAACAACCAATTCAATTGTACCTATGAACCCAGGTCATGGGAGGGTACTGTTGAACTACGTGTAGACGCAAACACCACAAAAATCTGTAATCAGTTAATGGGTACTAACGATCCAGGTGTTGTGTCATGTGCTACACAATACAGCAATACACGGTGTGTTATATATGTTAAACCAAAAACTACAATGGCATTAATTGGACATGAGTTCCGTCATTGTAGTGAAGGTGCTTGGCATTAATTTACCAAATACATTGACTTAGGAGTAACTGTCAAGTACAATATAGTATATGAATGTAACACCCATTGACAATGTAGATTTTTTAATAAAGCAAGCACAATCCATAAAGGATATTGAGACTAGAATACTCCAGCATGACATTAACTTGCATAATATACATGAAAAAGAAAGAGTTACAAAAGAACGTTTGGAAAAGAATAGGGAGTTGATGATGTTGGATAAACAATATTATGAAAAAGCCTATGACAAATCTAAGATGGTCAAGGGCACAAACGTAGATTTATATATTTGAACTTTCTAACTTAGAAAAGGTAGTGATTGTATGACATACAAGACAATTTATACAGAGGTTGAAGTTGATGTTGACCTCGAAGATTTTGAGACCGATGACCTAATTGAAGAATTAGAAAATCGTGGTACAGGTGTTATGGATTATGGTAATGGTAAAGAAGTGCTTGAATCGCTTTATCAAAAGCGTAGACTTGGATTAGATTATCAAAGTGAATTAGACCAATTGATTTGGCTTGGCTTGGGGAAAATACTATGATTAATTTAAAATTTTCAATTGACTACCCTTTTACTAGATTGTCATTCAATCATATTTTTAGTCGTTGTTGGAATACATTTATCAAAAACAAATATTTTGAAATTGAAGTGTTGCAGGATTGTGAATATCTACTTAACTTTAATTTTAATTGGACAACTAGATGCGACCATGCAGGTATTAGACTAGAATTTGGTTTGTTTGGTTATGAGATATTATTTAACCTATGCGATAATAGACATTGGGACTATCACGCAAATACTTGGGTGAAAGAAGATTGACAAGTTAATAGAAGTCTGATAGAATGATTTTTTAAACAAGGAGAAGTTTATGTTAAGAGGTTTATTTAGAGGTACGTTGGACATTTTGTATGATAGCCATAATAGTGCTAGGATTAAAATGAACAATCATATTCGTACATTTGATGAGAATACTACTGCCAATACATTTATTAAACAAAGTGTAATTGGTTTCTGGCGTATGATTTTTGAAATTTTATTGAATTTGTACTTAGTGTTTACACTATCATTAGTAACTGCACTTATTTTATGTGTGGTTGTTGTAGCTTGGCCATTTACGTTTTTATCTGTAACCTTCACGTCATTAACAGAAAATATATATGACGAAAAAAAATTACAACAACAAGTAACCGCAGAGCTTGCTAATAAGGAAGCAACAAAAGTTGAACCTTCTATGGATGCGCCAGTAACTAAAATTAAATCTAAGGTATAATCATGGTTACTCTAGTTAAACATGAATGGCACCAAGTTGATAGTCAATTTGCACTTGAATTGGATGAAAGTATTCTAAGCGAAATCTACCCTGATTTATCTGAGGATGAGATTGCTGAGAAACTTAAACAAATTGAAGAAGGCGAAATTGACGTTGAAGAAATTGTCAATGATGCTTGGGAAAACGATGTTGAACTAGAGTGGGACCGTCAGTATGATGACTGGTGGACTGAACGCAAGGGTGGTTACGAAGTTACTTATGAATTGGGTGATGAAGATAGTTGGCATACACCACACAAAGAACCTGAACCTTCACACAAGTGTACTAAGTGTAAGTGGACTGGTAAAAGTTATGAAACAGGTACAGCACATCTGCGTGAAGATGATACTGTAATTGAAGATTATTTCAATTCAGACGAAGAATCACATAGTAATAAAGATATTTGTCCAATGTGTGATAGTGATACTGAACTAACCGAAGTTGGTCTTAAAGAAAAGCAAGAACGTGATGAACTCATGGCACGTTGGGCGGCAGAAGAATCGGAAGATGAAAACTAAAGAAGAAATAATCCATAGTATGTGTATGACATATAGACATGATTATGGATTGCGTAAAACAGACAATGAACCAAATTGGACATCTGGTATGACTGAGCAGGATGCCAAAATGCTTTACAAAACAATGGAACAGATATATAATAACAACGTTGAACCTATCATTGACCACTACAAGGAAAAAGAAAATGCATCTAAGACAAATAAATGAAATAACAGCCCATCAAATTGTTGGTGGTAGTGACTATCAATGGCATTGTTATCCTGACGCACGTATGTTAGATTATGAAAGTGATTGTGCTCATATCGGTGTGATATACAGTACATCAGACCAAAAAATCTATGAAGTTGATGTAAGTATAAAACCTGATGCATGGAGTAAAGAAGATAAAGATATGCGTCCATATCGTTGGTTGAATCCTGATTACAAAGAAGCATACTTTAGTGAATGTAAAAAGCGTGGTATCAAAAAGAACCTTGCATGGGATGATGTTAAGTGGATTGACTTAGAAGTTGCAGAAGATTTCTTAGAGAAGGCTATAGCAATCTTTAATGGTGAATCACATGACACACGTGTTCAAGTTCCTATTGAATTGGAAGATGACGTTATGTTACACTTGTGCATGGAAGCGCATAAGCGTGATATTACACTGAACCAAATGGTTGAGAAAGTATTGCGTGAAGTAATAAAAACGCATGAATAATTTTTTATATGATACATTTGAATGGATAAAAAGTGATTACAAAACTAACAAATTTAGATTTTGTGTTGAAGTTGTTGCTTGGGGTATTAGCATTGGGTGTGCTATCACAATGGCTGCGACAGTTCCAAATCCACCTTTACTGGCTATGTATCCTATTTGGATTACAGGGTGTGCTATGTACGCTTGGGCTAGTTACACTCGCCGATCGTTTGGTATGTTGGGTAACTACTTATTGCTCACAACGATAGATTCAATTGGTTTAATTCGCATGTTAACATAAGGAAAGAAAATGTCAAAGAAACATACAGTATATATTCAAGAAGATCCCATTACAGGTGATTTGATATTGCCTTTCCCTGAGGGCATGTTAGAAGAAATGGGATGGGATGTTGGTGATACACTTAAATTCAAAACACACAAAGATGGGAGTTTTACTTTGACTAAGAAAGAAAAACAAGATACACAATGGGTTCTTGTTGAGTGTGTCAGTACATTCCGTCAACGTTATATGGTTGAAGTGCCTGTTGGTGTTGATAATTATGGTAAGAACAAAGTTGATTGGGCATTGGATACTGTTACTATGAACGAAGCCAAAGAGTTTAGTCAGGAACATATCGGTGAACAGATTGTTAGTCATCGTGTTGTAACCAAAGAGGAAGCATTGGTATTGTGTGATGCTGACAATGACTATGGTAGTAGTTGGCCCGAGGAGACAAAAATGAAAAACTTTTTTACAACTTGGCAAGAGCAAGAAAATGATGACTGAATGTAAACCAACTAATGATTGGAAAGACAAGGAGTGGGATAACTTCCGTGATTGGATCAGCAGTGTAATGAAAACTACTGAGGTTCAAGTTACCTTCTATAAGAAGGATGGTACTGAACGCATTATGAAATGCACATTAAATCCAGAAGTATTACCCCCTGTTGTTGTCAAAGAAGATAAAAAAGAACGCAAAATTCCAGAACATTCAATGGCTGTGTTTGACACAGAATTGAAGGAGTGGCGTAGCTTTGTCATCAAATCTGTAAGACATATCAGTTTCACTATGGAATCAAACGGTTGACGATAAATAAGGTTTCTGCTATACTTATGGCTATGAAAAAAGAAACCTTATCATTCACTGTTAAACAGCCCAAACAACGTCATCACATGATGCTGTTCCAAGCTGGTACACCTTTTAAACAAAAAGTAGTACAAGACAAAACTCTGTACAAACGTAAACCCAAGCACCGCAATAACCAAGACCTGTAAGGATTTGTAATGAAGAAAACCCTAGTGTCAGCTTTGTTACTTAGCCTGCTTGTTGGTTGTAGCACTGTACAGGTGTTGGACAATCAGCCGCATATCGTCAAACAATATACAATCAACCAACGACCAACTGTTATCATTGTGCATGGTTGTGATGGTGTGGACAATTCTAGTTATGATAATTATGCTAAGGAAATACATTCCTGGGGCTATAATACTATTGTAGCAGATTCGTTTAAGTTTCGCGGGTATCCCAATGGTGTATGCGGTAGTCCTCCTAGTGTGATGCCAGCCACAAGAGCGAATGACTTGATTCACCTTGCCGAGTATATTAGAACACAACCTTGGCATAGTGGTAAGATTGCAGTAATTGGATTCAGTCATGGCGGTAGTACTGTATTGAATGTTGCGAACACTGACCAAAGTGTCATTGATGCCTCAATCGCCTATTACCCATCATGTCATAAATGGTTCAGTGGACTACAGAGTTATCATCCACATATTCCTGTGCAAGCACATTTAGCAGGACGTGATGATTGGACACCGGCAAATGAATGCGACTATCTTCCTAGCAAGGATAAGCACTTGTATGAATATGCGACACATGCCTTTGATATGCACTATCCGGACCGTGTGTATTTAGGTCATCGTATGTCTTACGACAAGAATTCCGACATGCTAGCAAAGCAAAGAACCAAAGAGTTCTTAAGTATTACTTTAAAATAATCAAAAGGATAATATATGGACAAGATACTTTGTAAGGATTGTAAGTATAGTAAGGTTTCATTCCTTGGAAAATTACTACGAAATGAGTATGCATATACTTGCACACACACTGATAGTTGGTACATTCCTAAGCCAGATAACGTACTAGGCCTGGACAGGCCAGCTTATTATCGGTCCTGCAAGACTCAGCGCATGTACGGCGAAACATGCGGCACAGACGGTAATAATTGGATTCCCAAAGATACATCAAAAGTATTCATTTATTTGCGCCACAAATAGGCAAAAAAAGGTTGACGATAAATGGATTTGGGTATATAATATATCTTGTTCAGTTGATTAAAGGAGTAAACAATGGAACGCTTTTCACAGATTCAACAAGTTAATTCTGCTATCATGTTTGGTAACTTTACCAATGATGAACTGAATAGCATTGCCGATGCAGTTAAGTTTGCCCGTGCTAACATTGCAAAGCAAAACAAACGTGAAATGACTGTTGGTACAGTTGTCAAATTCAAAAATAGCCGCACTGGTATGACAGTGACAGGTACTGTTAAAAAGGTAAATCGTAAGTTTATCCTTGTGAATGAGCAAAAGTCAGGTAGTCTGTTTGGTTCTACATGGAGAGTCCCAGCTAGCATGTTGGAAGTTGCGTAAAAACAACATACCCAAACTTGACAATAAATCGGTTTGGGTATATAATAGAATCTTAGACAGTAAAGAAAAGGAAACGAAATGACTACACTGACAACTGAAATTTATTATGGTATGTATTCTGACGAAGGTAACATGACTGTTCATGGTATCGTGGTGGCTGCCAAAAGTCAAAATCTATCATGGAAACAGACTTTCAAGGCGTTGCGTGATTTGGCTGACAGCAACCCTGACAGTTTCGGCGAGGCAATGGACACTGTGGTTCGTGAATGTGTCTATGATGCTATCGGTGCTGACCAACGTGGTGAATGTTTTTATCTGTAAGGAATCAAAATGACTAAGAAAATCTCCATTAAAGTGTTTGCAGACCCCGGTCATGCTTGGGCACGTATTGCAAAATCCAAACTGGTGTCACTTGGCATTGCCGACAAAATTAGTACTTATAGTTACATGAATGGTCCTAATGCTTTCCTGGAAGAGGACTGTGACTTGTCAGTGTTGATGGGTGCTCTCCGTGAGCGTGGCTACGAAATTAAATTCAACGAAAGTCACACCAACCGTCAAAGCAAAATCCGTAGTTATAATACATACCGGGCTTGACAATAAATCAGTTTGGGTATATAATATAATCTTAAACAGTTGAAACAAGGAATCAAAATGAAAGCACTTAACGCATATATTTCTCAACAAAACAGTTGGAACTCTTTGTTCAGTGGTAACAAAGTGGTCTATGAAGTTAACACCCCTGAGGGTCGTAAATTTGTAGCACAGAGTATTGATGCCGCATTGAGCCCTGAGAATCTGACTTGCGACGGTGAACTGCCCCGCCGTCAAGTACAAGCCCGTTACAAAGCATTGACTGGTGCCGCTAAGGACCTTATCAAATTGGATCCTAGTGTTGCACAATACATGTACGAATTTTCGGAGGCTTAAAATGACAAAGTTTATACTATCTGACGAAACTCATGCTAAAGTTACCGCATTAATGGCGGCAATGGATAAATTGGATGAGATCCAAGAATCACTTGGCAAAGTCTTTGGCGATGATGACTTAGCAATGGAAATGCTATGTGGACTTGACAGTATGGTTGATGAAATGGCATACCTCAATGAGGTCTTGCATGAAAAAGAATTTGAAGGGAAAACGTTAAATGCGTGATATTATAACTATCCTTGGTACGATTGTAGTAACCGTTGCAGGCATTCTGCTTTTTAGTTTCCTATGTTCTTGGCCTGTTTACATGCTGTGGAACTATTGTTTGGTTGGTGCAGTCGCAGGTGTCAATGAAGTGTCCTGGTTGCAGGCTTGGGGCTTGGCAGTACTGTGCGGATTGTTGTTCAAAACTACTGTGAGTAAAGAAAAATGAGCAATGCAGAGAAAATGAAATTGGCAATTGAAAGATTGGAAGAAGCCAAAGAACTAATGATTGATACATTGGGTGATTTAGATTTTGTACAAGATCACCTTGTGTTAATTGATACCATGATTGATGAATTAGCAGAGTATAGACTTGAGGAGTTAGAAAATGAGTGATGTAATGTTAGAAATTGAAATGATGATTGAGGATGGTGTTCATCCTATGACAATTGCCAGAATGTTAGGTATTCCTATCGTGTGGGTGTATGATACACTTGAACAGATGGAGCCTAATGAAGAAGATATGAGTCCCTTTGCAACAATGAATTCATAATGGTCTACATTAATCTTTTATTTATGGTTATGACTGCATATTGGTGTATTCAGTCAGAAAAGTATTCCCTTGGGTGGTACTTGAATGGAGTGGCATTCGCCTTGAATGCACACAGTGTTTTGAGTTATATTTTTGGATGAGGTAAAAATGAGTTATTTTTTGAAGACCGGCAATACCTACCGTGTTGCTAGTGATGAGGCAATGGACATTCATCGTATGTTGCCTGCAGGTAATTATGTTGTTAAAATTAATGAAATGTCAGGTGAGTTGTACCTAGAACATATTGATGGTTTTGCTATTCCAGGTAAAATCTACGGCAATTGTCTTAAGAACACTGACAAGATTATCCGTACCTTTATGGATCGTGAACATGCAACCGGTGTAATGATGACCGGTGAAAAGGGTAGCGGTAAAACATTGCTTACTAAGAATGTTGCTATTCAATTGGCAAATCAGGGAGTGCCCACAATCGTTATCAATCAGCCTTGGTGCGGTGATAAGTTTAATACATTTATTCAGAACATTGAACAGCCCTGTGCTATTCTATTTGATGAGTTTGAAAAGACTTATGATAAAGACCAACAAGAATCAATTTTAACATTGTTGGATGGTGTCTTCCCAACTAAAAAGTTGTTTATGATTACCTGTAACGATAAGTGGCGTGTTGATAGTCACATGCGTAATCGTCCGGGTCGTATCTACTACATGTTAGATTTCAAAGGATTGGATGAAGGATTTATCCGTGAATACTGTTATGACAATCTTAAGGATGCAAGTCTTAAAAATGTTGATAGCATGGTAAATATAGGTAGCTTGTTCGGTGAATTCAATTTTGACATGCTGAAGGCAATTGTTGAAGAAATGAACCGCTACAACGAATCACCGCAAGAGGCTCTGGAAATGCTTAACGCTAAGCCTGAGTTTGATAACGGTACTGAGTACGCAATGAAAATCGTACACAACGGTAAAGAAGTTAAAAGCGGTAACCGTCACAATTTTCATGGTAATCCCCTGCAACCAAAAGGTGTTGAAATTGAATTTGACAGTGACCCTGAGGATGAGGAAAGCGAGTACATTTGGAAGACCTTCAAGCCTGATGCATTGATTCACGTTGACGGTCGTAAAGGTGAATTCACTTTCAAAGACAACGGTACCACTGTTGTACTGACAAGAATAGAAAAGACCATGTACCGCATGTACGATGCTTTTTGAAACTAAAAGTATACACACTTAAAAGAGTACGAAAGTACTCTTTTTTTAGGCTAAAAAGGTTGACAATAAATGGCTTTGGGTATATAATAGAATCTTAAACAGTAAACAACAGGAGAAACAAATGGCTTACATGTCCCAAGAACGCAAATCAGAAATCGCCACTAACGTCAAGGCTGTGCTGAAAAAGTTCGGCATCAAGGGTTCACTGAGTGTCCGTCATCATTCTACATTGTCACTGACCTTGAAGTCAGGTAAAATTGACTTTATTGGTAACTCCAATCGTGTGTGTGGTTCCGATCACTATCAAGTCGCACGTGGTTTCAAACCTAACACAAGCAATTACGATTCCATCAACCCTTACTGGTTCCATGAACACTATGACGGTGATGCTAAGGCATTCCTTACCGAAGTCATGGAAGCAATGAACGATGGTAATTGGGACAAGAGTGATATCCAATCCGACTATTTTAACGTAGGTTGGTATGTCGAAGTACACATCGGTAAATGGAACAAGCCCTACGTTTTGGGTTAATCAACAAGATTTTGGTAACACAAATGGTTGACAATAATAACCCTTTGTGTTATCATTATAACTGTGCTGAAAAGCATATTTTATCAACTAGCTATATTTTTTAAAGGAATACAAATGGCTAATCAAACTTTTAAAGTCGCCGGTATCACTGTTCATAACAGCAATGCCAAAGTTCGTTTTACTGATGACATGGTTCGCCGTGTTAAACAATTCTCTAAGGGCGGTGCCACTCGCATTGACCTGATTGAGTTGCCCGCAGAGATGACTAAACTTGAGGCACTTAACTATATGTCTACTCATGCTACTTTCCAAAGTGCTGAGGATCAGGCAACAATTGCGGATGCAATCACAGACCGCACTAAGGAAGCAAATAAGGGTGAAGTTAAGGTCAAGAAAGCTAAGCCTAGCATTGACGCTATCAAGTCCCGTGCTAAAAAGCAAGTGACTGCCGAGCAAGTTCTCGCAGAAGTCGGAGTTGCTTAATGGATATCTCATCTAAACTCTCTAAGGTCGATGAAAGCATGACCGTTCAAATGTACGACAACGGATTCATGTTTGAAATCTCAGGTCGTGATAGTAGTGACGATTGGGCTACTGCTAAAATCGTTTGTGCTAATATTGATGAAGTTATGGTATTGGTTAAAGAGGCTACTACTCTACCCCGCTCATAATCTACGCATTGTGAAACAACAAAGCCATCTTATATGATGGCTTTTTTGTTGGTTATTTTTTTATAGAATTTGCGGCTTTATCTCGTTCTTGTTCTAATTCAATATATTCTTGTCTAGACAATGTTGTAGGTTGGTTCAATGTCTTTTCTCTAATGTGTCGCAATACTTTCCAATCAGTGCTGTTCAAAAATTCTTTGTGTTGAGCATTCTCTTGTTGCGTTTTCTTTGCCAATGCTTCGGATTGTATGTCCTCTGAAGGTTTCATTTCTATAGCATAAGTGGACACGTTGAAAAAATGTGTTCCGTTATCAATTTGTTTCTTTTCAGTTTCTGTAATACCAAAAACTTTGATGCTGTTCGGAACGTTAGGTTCATAGTTTACTATGGTAACCGATCCTATAGTTTTATCATGTAATATAAAATAATTTTCCATTAATTTTTACCCCAAATTCCTAACCAGTTGGCTGCTGGTGTTGAGCGTTGCTCAGTGTTTTGTACATATATTCTAACTCTATCTGCTAATGCTGACCATGTACAACGTATACTATCATTCCCGTCAACTCCGCCTGCATAGTGAATAACGTGAATACTAGGTATAAATGCAATAAGTCCTGACATAGTATATCCTGCTGGCGGGAACACATCAAGATAATTACTACCGTCATTGAAACTACCAACTTGGTTGGTATATCCAACAGCATATGCTGCTCCACTACTTGCTACTGTTTGTTTATACCCTCCCATTACTGATAACCCACCAAATGCACTTTGTACGAATGCAGTAGTAGCAATTTTAGTACTGTTATCACCTGTTGTTGGAGTTGGTGCTGAAGGATTACCCGTAAATGTAGGATTTAGTATCGGAGCATATGTTGCTAAACTTGGAAAAGATGATAGTACAAATGCTGTAGTAGCAATTTTAGTGCTATTGTCCCCTGATGATGGAGTAGGAGAAGTTGGTGTACCTGTTAATGCAGGACTTTCTTTTAATGCATACGGATACAATGTATTCTGTACAAATGCTGTAGTAGCAAGCTGTCTTGAATTTGTTCCATAACCCGCTGTGTTAGCAGTAGGGGTACCTACAAAATCAGGACTAGTAATGTTTGCTTTATTATTATCACTTGTGACCGAACTTGCAATAGCAGTGGTAACAAAATTATTTACATACGCAGTAGTTGCAATTTGTGTACTTGGTGTAGCCAAAGTACTTGCTGTTGGTGCAGTTGGTGTACCTGTTAATGCAGGGCTTGCAATATTTGCTTTGCCTGTTGCTAATACTGATGTAGCGGTTGATATCGCACCTGTAACAAATGCTGTAGTAGCAACAACAGTGTTGCTTGTACCGGCTGTTGCAGTTGTTGAGTATACAGGACCATAAACTGCTAAGAATCCAAACACGTTCGCACTACCTGTAATGTTAGCACTTGCACCTACTTGCAATGAACTAGTGATGTTAGCATTTGGAATGTTACCTGTAATATTAGCACCGGGAATGTTTGTTAAATTAGCACCACTACCTGCAAATAATGCAGCATTCAATCTTCCTGACGCTTTAGTAAATGTTAAGTTGGCGTTACCTGCAAAGCTACCAGCATCATTGAATTGAATTTGTGATGATGTTCCACCAATACCAGCACTTCCTCCACCGCCACCACCGGCAGTCCAACTTAAATTACCTAATCCGTCTGTTGCTAATACTTGTCCGGAACTTCCACCTAGAATTACAACATTACTCACAGAACCTAAGTTAGTCACGCCATTTAAATTTGCACGACCGTTAACTGAAAGATTACCGCCAATTGCAATATTACCGCCAAATGTAGCATCATATGGTAATTCAACAATGATATTACCATTGGTTGTAATGCTTCCGCCTGATACGGATAATGTTGTACTGTCAATACCAACACGTGTAACTGTACCAACATCACGATCCAATCCAGCACTGATTGTAATGTCACCTGTTTGTCCGCTTAGTGTAATGCCTGTACCTGCTGTAAGACTTAGTACACCGGTGTTTGTAATTTCAATGGTGCCGTTACTTGTGATAGGTCCGCCGTTTACTGCAATACCATCTACGCCGGTAATTCCAATGCTTGTTACAGTTCCAGAACTAATAGTATTGTCAATGTCAGTAATTCTACCATATTGGTCAACAGTAACTGTGGCTGCAACGTATCTACCGGCAGCAAATTCAGTTTGTGCAGGTAGCTCAACACTCATAACTCCAGCACCAACAATGGGAGAGTTTGATATAGAAAGAGTATTAGATGTTATTCCTACATTAGTTACACCTGCCACTAACGCACCGGTAACGTTACCGGATACAGAGACAGTAACATTGCCGTTACTTCCACTTAATGTAATACCAGTACCGGGGTTTAAATTAAGTACTCCGGTATTAACTATAGTAACTGTTCCTGAGGTGACATTTGAAACAGCATTAATTCCAGCACCACCGACAAATGTGCTGTAAGTGCTAGCCTGACTGAACAGTGTAGTAAAGTTATTTTGTATTTTGTTGAATGCAACATATAGGCTGTCACTACCAGCTTGCTGATTTTGCGATCCTATGTTTAAATTGACTTGGCCTCTGATTGACATTTTATATCCTTATAAGATATTTATCTTAAACTGAAAAGGAACTTCCGCAACCGCATGTACTAGATGCTGTAGGGTTCTTTATCTTAAATTCTGCCCCCATTAAATCCTCAACATAGTCAACCTCAGCCCCTTGAAGATATTGAGCCGACATTGCGTCAACTAGGACACTTGTGGAACCAGCCTCAAATTCAAAGTCATCTTCATTTTTTATCTCCTCTAATGTGAATCCATAGCTGAATCCTGAACATCCCCCACCCTGTACAAACATACGTAATTTCAAATCAGGGTTGTTCTCTTCCGCAATAATATCTGCTATTTTGATACTTGCTGATTCTGTGATTGTTATCATACTCTAAAACTTTCTCCGCATCCACAGCGGTCACGTTCATTGGGGTTTATAAACTCAAAACCCTCATTCAATCCTTTTTTAACATAATCTATAGTCAATCCTTCTAAGTATATATTATGTTTTTTATCTACTATTATGCAAAAACTGTCTTGTGCATAATTTATTGTATTGGGTTCTGAAACATATTCGTCAATGTACTCCAACACATATGCAAGACCACTACAACCAGTTGTTTTCACACCAAGTTTTATTCCTGCATAACCTTTAAGTTCAGTTAATTTTTGTATCTTTTCTTTGGCTTGGGGAGTAACTGATATCATTTTAACTCACTTGTGCTACCGCACCCCGGTAATCGTTCTTGATTTGATCCAATCTATCTAAGTATTTACCTTGTTGTTCAGGCTTGATATATTTCTTGATTCTTGGCTCAATGTATCCTAGCATGTCGTACACATACTTTAACAATATAGGTGCTACCTTTGGATTCTTTGACAGTTTCACATCTCTATTCACATCAAAAAAACTCATTCCATTTAATATTGGCTGTCTAAACTGTTTTTGCATGTCAGCTAATGCTTGTTGTGCATCACTATCAACCGCATCCTGCTGTATCTTTACAGTATTCAAACTCATAAAGTAACCCATGTTAGCCATTAAATCATCGTATGGTTTAGTTGGGGATAAGCCTCTTTCTTCATCCATCATTCCGGCAATGCCAGTACCAATACCTGCGCTTGCTAGTGTGTACTTAGCTGTGTCAGCCCAACTCTTTCCATTGATTCTGGACACCACAGTAGGAATGACAGTATTCAATATTGCTTGCAATGCTAAGTTAGTTTGTGATGGACTCAATCCCATTTTCTGTGCTGAACTTAATACACCACCTGCAAGTAATGCACCTATTGTTGTGACAACTCCACCTTGTATATATGGATTTTCTTTTGCTTGTCTGAAAATACTAACTAGTTTTGACTTTAATGTAGGATCACTAACATGTCCTAACATTTCTTTTGCAGTACCAACATAGTCATCAATTGGGTCTTTGTGTATCTTGCCTACATGTTGATAGAAATCTATAACTGCGTTTACTATTGGGTCTTTTGATTTATCTTCTTCAATTTTTCTAGATACAATGCCTTTGTGTTTTATTAATTTTTCATTATCCCAACGAACTGGATCAATCATTGGATACAAGTATTTTGTACCATCACTATCAATATCGAATTTACTACCTTGTGGGACTAAATGTTGTTTTCTAAGTCTATTGAACTTTTCTGCATCTACTACTATGGGTTCACCTATAGTCACTTGACCAATTGCAACTGCAGGGCCATTGCCGGTTCTAACGATACCAACTGTTTTACCAACGTATGGTCTAAGACTATCAGTTTTTCTAGATTCATATTTCTTTTTTCCGTCAACAATTAAACTAGCATAATCAATATTACCATCACTTCTTACATTGATCCCAATGGTTGGGATATTGTTACTGGAGCCTTCCGCCACACCTTGCTTTAATGCTTGTTTTAGATATTGTTCACCCTCACCGGTGACATACCAATACCCATCGTCATCTACGATATAACCGTTACTACTCAAACTATCTAATACATTGTCATATTCTGAGGTTCTTGATTCATCTTCTTGGAAATCTAATCCCAAATTGGCTGCGGTATAGATAGCATGTAAAACTAATAATTTACCTAATCCTTTGCCTTTGAATTCTGGATAAATCTCGGCTACGCTACGGCCGGTATTGGCGTCATATTGATATACACCCACCTGCTCGTTATTGACTGTCATTGTAGTGGCAAATTTATTTTTGCCCTTTTGTACCTTGAAACTAACTCCATTATTATCTAAGCCTTCCGCTACACCTTGCTTTATCCTAGACAATTCGTATATAACTATGTCACCGTTGTCGGCACGGAAAGCCCTATATCCTAATGCTTTGGAATAACGTTGTACAAGTCTATCGTACAATTTAGCACGGCTTTCTGGATTTGGTTGAGGCTGGTCAGGCTCATAATATATTGTTGGATCAGTTGCTTTACTGGCTGAGAAACTCAGTCTCTGTGGTTTGTATTTTTTGATGTATTTTTGTATAGCGTCTAGCACCGTGGCAAAAATTCGTTGTGCATCGCCCTCGCCTGTGACTTCTTGGCTGTTGTTTCTATAAAACTCAACTTGTACAACTTCTTCACCTTCGTCACCTTGTTGATTGTTGAACATGATACTTAGATTAGTGCCATCTGGTAATTTTGTGTTTAGGTCAACGTCACCGTAATCGCT